GGCGTATGCTTGAATTTTTTCTTTTCTACTGAGTGGATAGCCAATTCATTTTTCAGCTGCTGCATAGGGGTGATCATCTGCTGGTGATCTTTTTCGGGGGCGGGCGGTTTGGGCCCTTTTTTGGGGGGGTTTTGGGGGGACTGCTATTTTGAGCCATTTTAGGCCCATTTTTCCTATAATATCATAGTAATTTAACCACGATTTTAGCCCGAATCAACCCGGATTTTCCCACAATATTATAGGAAATCCGGCTGATTTAGACGATATAATTGACGATTTTACCTCGTTTTTTAGCTTCATAATAGTCAATATTACCAATTTTGAACCCATTTATACGACGTTTTCGCCACATAAATAGGTCATCTTTAGCAGGATCCAGCTTCAAATCAGCACAAATATCATAGATATGTACGCCATGTTTGCACGAATATTGGATCTTTTGATGCATTTTCTCCAGATCTTCGTACTCAATTCCGTTCCTACTAAGCTCAGATACACCAGTTAATCCCAAAGAATCCTTAATCAAACCCCGAATAATAGAGGATCTAGGCTTAAGCATCCACTTAGGATAGTAGTCAGAATGGTGTCCAGAATATGCGTCAGAGATTTCCAAGAAGAAGTTAATAACATCAATCGCTTCTACAATATTCTTCAGTTTCAACACCTTAACTACGTTAGATCTGCGGTCAGCATACATCTCAAACTGGATTACTGTAGGATCCGTGAGCTTGAAATACATCTTGCCATATATCTTTGCGAGCATATATTTGTCGTACTTACGAATATCCTTATAGAATTTACGCAAGTAATCGGTAAAGTTGATTTTAATTAAGTCTGTTCCAGGATCAATCACGACCATCGTAATTTACCTCCGGATCATCATAATCTGCTTTTACAAAACGTGAGTTTGTAGCCAACAGTACCTTACCAAGTTCACGCCAATATACTAGAGAAGGTCTAACGATAGGAATAATATTATCGCCATCAACCATGCTAGCATAGTCAGTCTTAATAATATCATCGAAGTCAACATCAACACCTTTACTAAACAAGTAACGACGGATTTCAATGTGTTGAGGAACGTCTAAAGCATCCTTTAGTAACCCGCGCATCCAGCGTACTTTTGGTTCAAACATCCATTCTGGCATAAGTGCCTTGTCCAAACGATATGCGCTTTCAGCAAGCATAGTAAAGAAATTTACGACCTGCACAAACATATCCGGAGTAAGTCCATATAATACCTTACGATCGTATCTGTAACCATAGAAACGGTATTTGAATTGGACCTGGGTTGGATTCGAGATGTTGAAATACATAAAACATTCAATCTTCTTGAAATAATCCAAAGCATCTGGACGATGTAATTCGAAAAGGCGTGTGAAATATTTGGTTAAGTCGATAACATAAATGTCGTTTTGGGTAGTCATCTTAATACCTCCTATTTATAAACCTTACGCAGAAACTCGCGAATATCCAAATTCAGATAATCGCCTTTATGAATCTTTTTGAATTGGATGATGAGTTCACCATTAGAAATCTGAACTGAAGTGATCTGTCCATTGCGAGTATGTCCATTCCAATGAATATTTCCAGTAGCACCTACAGCAAATCGCTTAGTTACTTCCGTAACGTCCACAATATCGGTTAGTCCCACAGAAATATCATAGACGTCTCCGCCAGGATTTTCTGGATCAGTACCGATAGAATAAATAGGATCGTTAACCTTAAGAAGCTCGGTATCAATACTTACGATTTTATCAAGCTTAGATAAGCGATCGCCGAATACAATACCCTTATATTCTACGAAGTGATAGATAACAAGATTTTCAATATATGGCGTGATAGCGTTTAACAAATAAACGCGGTTATCTTCATGATGCCATGCACACTCTTCAAACGTATATACGACGCTTGGTTTGTTGTTTGGAATTTCGAAAGGAAACTCTCCATCCACCTTGGGCATACAAATCTTGATGTCGTTTCGGTTGCGCTTAACCCACATAACATTTTTTAAATCAATATCTTTAACTTCTACAGACATACCATACCTCCTTAAATAACCTCACGGACAATCAATCCGTGTTCACGCAAAATAGGTTTAAGATCAAAGTCTTTACCCACCATAATAACATCTTCACCAGGTTTAGTCTGATGAATATCGAACCACAATATGAAGTTCTGTTTCATAGGCTCATTGTCAAACACCAAAATCTTACGATTATGATGTCGCCATTGTTCCAAATCATTAGATGCTAGGCCTAGATGAATAATCAAAACGTTTTGAATACCATTATCCACAATATGAACATTCCCTAAGGAAGGGATATTACCAACGAAGTCGACTTGGGAGGCACGAGAGCTAGCCAATATAGACGGTTGTTTAGCGATGTATAGCTTAACCATGTTCGCGTCGTCGGGGTATTCATTTGTGGTGAAATGAGCGTCGTATAAACTTCGCCAACCAATAACATAGTCCTTAGCCTCGATGGGATAGTGGTGACAGATACGTTTGTAATCCGCCACTGTCAAATATCCCATAGTCTTCAGAACTTTCAATAAGACACTTTTCAAATATGATGTCTTTTCCATACCAGACTTGAATTTCATTTACAGCTCCTTTTATTTGTTATCCCGCATAAGTTTAACGCCTTCTTCTAAGCGACGTACAAATTTACGATAGATAGCAGCATTCTTTTCTTTAAGTTCTTCAAGACGAGTTGTATCGTAGAGATCTGCGTTGTTCGGCACAATTTGTTTGAGGTGCATTGGATGGAAGAAAATATCATCAGATGCTTTAGGACTTGTATAGTCAAGAGCGCGTTTGTCGAATCCAAACATGTAGTCTTCCAATTTAACTTTCTTATTCGCGGCTTTACGCAGCTCGGCAACAGAAATAGAGTCGCCACGGTTTAATTTATCCAAGACATACATATACCAAAGAACTTTTTGTCCTTGAGCGGTGGTGTATTGTTCGTCGGTCATACCCGCGTTAGCAGCAGCGACAGCTTCGTCATTGAAATGTTTTGATTTGATAACAGGTAATCGAGTAATATCATACTTCATTAGTTTCTCCTTTTGTTTAACGTAATACTACGAGAAGATTTGCTCGTAGATCCCAAAGTAACTTCCGTGTGTCAGCCTCTCCTACGATTTCGCTACGTAGAATAGCTGAGTCCAAGAGTTCTTTCAACTTCCTTGCAGCTTCAAAGATTTCAGCATCGTCCATGTTCGAGACGACCTTATCTTTTATTTCGTCCATTAGTATTTCCTTTCCAATTATACGTATTGTACTCGGAATGGTCCAGCTCCTTCTGGTAGCGTGTCGCGTCAATAATATAGTAGTTTTTGACATCAACAGGACCACCCGGAGTAAATGTGCAGTCCAATGGTTTAGAGTCGAGAATATCCAAACGAGTCAAATGTGGCTCATCTGGATTATTCCAATATCTAACCAAGGATAAATTAATTACAGGTAGATTTGTCCCTTGACATGATGCGATTTCATTACCGTCAGATTTGTATTGAATAAATTTGTATGTCGTCGCATACTTTCTGAATATGGTATCAATGAAATCTTCTGAGTCATCAGCCTTGAACAATTCCTTAACCATAGCCAACAGTGATTCCGAACTTTCAAATATAAACATCCGATGGTCATTGTCAGTTTCTGAGATTACAATATATGGACAAAGCATGTATTTATCTTTACCCATATTGATCTTGATAAGATTATCCCCATAAGCTATCCCAACCATGATATTGGGTCTAGCCTTGGATAATTTGGTCCAAAACATGAATTTGTAGCCCTTATAATAGTCCTCGTTTAAGACTGATAGATCGCTCTCTGCGCACTTCCTAAGTACGTCGGCCCTTTCTATCGAATAAGGAACTACATAGTCGTTAAACGCCATTATATAGCCTCCTAGACCCCTTCTAGCGGGTTAGTTTGTCCCAAAGGTCATCTCCAGCCTTTGGATAGATCACAAGTCCATCATTTGATCCCCATTCGTCATAAACCTGACGACCGAAAGTCAAATATCCTGCATGAGTCTTCTCCATAGGATAAATATAGCAGAATGTGTTGATGGATTGGATTGTGAATTCGGAATTAATTTTCATGTTTGAGATCATGCGATTCATTAAGCCCTCAGGACTTGACACAATCTCTCGTGGAATACAGACAAGAACCTCATCCTCATCTTTCCTCTTGGCCAGGAAGAAATTATGAGTAGGTGCATCACCATTCTTGTATTCCTTAATAGTGCTAATACGACTACCACCGCATAATACGAAGTTGTATCCACGTGCAGAATATACGTCGGTCAGGCTTCTAGAAAATCCTTCTACAACGCAATTATCTGATTTAGATTCGGATGCATCCCATACTTGGTTATATGACCGAAGTACAGGCGTCCCATTTCGCAAATACATGTGTTTCAAGTCATAACCGTTGATCAGTCGGTAGTGACTTAGTTTGTATTTGTCTTTAGTTGTCCAGATGATCCAAGTAGGCATTAAAGCCCACTCGATATCTGTGACGATTTTGTCAAGCCAATTTTTAAGATTAGCAAGACCTTCTTTTAGTTTTGCAAATAGTTCTTTCATTAGGTTATCCTTTCTGAAAATATGATGCGATGTCTCGCGTGGTAATTCAATTCCTAATGTTAATTAATGGATTGTCTAAATCGTTGTAGACGCAGAACGATCTAATATGATGATTTGAATGTCCGAAGAAGTGTATTGCTGATCTAGACAGTTTCGTAACGTCCAAATTATTTAGATATACATCACTAGTTCTACCTAACGATGTATGTCCCAAAATAATAATTTCAGAGTCGGTCAACAAATCTGCGACAAAAGCAATATATACATAATCAGAGTCTCGTATATAGATTGCTCCACCTCCGGCAGAACAACGGAAGGAATATACCTTACCGTCTTTCTTGATGATCAGACGATTAATCTTCCGAGTCGTCATCTTCATCACCGTCCTCATCTTCCAGCTCTACAATACGTTTGTTATATTCATCCCACAGTGACTTAGAATCATCATAGTCAGATTTAGGTAATCCAAACATACCGAAAGTATCATCATAATTTGGTTTGTTAGTGCGTCCACTTTCCAAATATGAGATAAAGGTATCATGGGTAATAGCGTCGAAGTCTTCGAATTCAATCGACATCTTATCGAAAATGAATTTAAGATATTCGGTAGCAGACTTCTTACCACCTTCTACATGTAGGTTTTCAGCAAACCAAATAAGTAGTTCCCCAATGCTTGCCCAGCTAGAATATTTAGATGCAAATCCAAAGTATTCTACACGCTTATCAATTAATTGTTGACGGATATTGAGTAGGGCAATGTTTTGTTTGTTAGGAGTATATTCCCAAGCAAAGATAGGTGCAAAGTCATCAATAAGTTTTGAATTATGAATTCCTGCACGGTCAAGAACTAACGCACAGTAATAGTCATAGCTATCTTGCGTGTCTTTGTCGTAGATCATACGTTCATACTCCATTTCATTAGCTTTGAGTGAGCGGATTGTGTACATCATATCATCAATGACCTTACGAATTTCTTTCGCAGATCGTTTATCACGATAATTTAGAAATCGATCCTTCATTTCGAATTCGTCAAATTTACGAACTACAGAAATGGTATCACCTTGTCCATCAGGTAAGTCGATAACTTCTTCAGTCATTGGATCGTATTCAATCCCAGCAGAATTTTCATATGGAGTGATGTTACGAATAATCATGCCGTTTTCTTTACGCCATGCATGTCCATCACCAAATTCAAGAGGGTCTTGGTCTTGTTCGATATCTCGTTCAAGATCCATCAGAGCATCACGTTCTTCGAGGCGTTTTTCGATCTCAGCAGCTTCGTGTGCTTCCAACAGTTCTTCATACGAAAGACCGTCTTCTTCCAACTTCTTTTCTTCCTTATACCATTTATAGAGACGGTAACCGGCATAGCCGATACCCGCCACTAAAACAGTATATCCCAAAATCTTCAAGTTTCTATTCATTATTGGAATATCCTTTCAAAATTTAATTATGCTTGTTCGTCTGCTTCCGCGTAGATGTTTGGAGCGTAACGGTTGCGTGGGCGTTTCCAGCGAACATATGTTTGTGGAACCATAGCTTTAGCTTCTTCATCCCACATGTCAAATGTATCCCATTCAATATAGAATTGATCGGTGTCTGACCAGAAGAATGGTAGTGCAGCAGATGGTACTTCAAATCCAAGTTGTTCTAACACATATGGGAATGTTAATTCGCCCCATTTAGCCATTTTAGGAATCAGGATTTCATTGTAGATTTCTTGGATTGTGCGTTCATTGTATTCTGGTTCGCCAGGTGCATTGAGGTTAGAATTCTTGAAATATGCACCATAGAAAAGCCCTTCGCTAGGTACTTCAACAGTAGTTTCGATTTCGTTTCCATCTTCGTCAGTGATTGTGATTTTACGTGTATCATGAGGAGTATCAAGACGCTTGAATGTTTCTTCGTCAAGAATTTCCTTAGCGCGTTTGCGATATCGAGAATGTTCTTCTGTGATTACCGCGAGAGCAGCCGTAACAGCTTTGAGGCGATTGTTCTGTATAGCGTATGAAAGTCCGATAGCAGCGCAGCTAGTGACCCCAAGCAAAACAGGAATAGCAATATCTTTGGCAACCTCAGTAGCGATTTCAACTTTTGATGGGACAATTCCATCCTCCTTCATTTCCTCAAATTTTTCTAAAGTCTTATCGACTTTCTTAGCTGCTTGGTAAGATGTTACAGCAGTAGCAACAAGTCCTACACCTCCAGCGATAACCAATGCAAGTGGTGCGTGTTTGATTCCAAAGTTCTTAGCAGCAACCAGTCCTCGACGTGAGTTCTTAGCAAGGTCTGCAAAATTAATTGATGGTAATTTCATTATGTGTTCTCCTTTTATAAAATAGTATTGATAACTTCATTGGATTCTTCTTTGAGAAGAGAATATCCGCAGATGTTTGATAAGATGAATGATGAGTTAGCTCGAACCTTACGTTCTTTATTAATATGAGCATCGTGTTCAAATTCTAGAACCCCATCGTTAATAGACAACCCTGTCACATTACTGAATAACAGAGGTTGTTGGTTTTGATGCGTGTGTTTCTGATAAATCCTAACCCGCATATGTTTCCTCCTGTAGTACTTTTCCGTGTTGCGCACGTTTGATAGCTGCGTCACGGTATTCGTCCACAATATGCTTGTATTGCAAATATGTAGACGGAGTAAATCCATGTTTGTTCTGAAGTGCTTTGATCCTTTGCCGAACTCCACGTAAATGTGTATTCATAGACTTGAAGTCAAATACATTTGCGGAATTGATCATACCAATAGTCATTCCTGAAACTTGGTTCTGCTTAATTGAGATTTGTTCTTCTTTACGCATGAGATAATCGATGAGAAATGCGTACTCCGTTTCTGGAGTCCAATGCAATGAATAAGAGTTGATTTTGCGTACTGCAACCATAATTAAGCCTCCTGCTTTTGTTTAATAGCGATCTTGCGAATATCGGCACGTTCAAATACATGCTCGACAGTTTCGTTAATTTCAACCAAATGTTCAATAATAGTAACGGTGGTTTCGCTGCGTGTGTATGTCAATCGTAGTTCCTTACCGTATTGGTCTTTAGGAACGTAGTTAAAATATTCACGACTTCCATCGCGAAATATAACGTCAATCTTTGTGATCATTTAGGCCTCATTTCTTCAACCAAGCAAATGCCAGGATGATCCAACCAACAGGGCCAATACAAAGTAAAAATAGTGTAGCAAGTAAGTTTTTCATTTTAGTTTCCTCCGTTTATCTTTTAATCCAACCAATTGGTCCACAAGCGAACAAATATAAGTATGCTATATAGCGTCTCATTCTTTGTCCTCCACATATTCAGATCCGAACATACCAATTCGAATTCCGTCTTCCTTACAAATAGCATCGAATGCGAAATATGATTGCACGCATCCAATAACATAACCGATTCCAACCAAACCAATACCAATAACGAATTTCTTCATTAGTAAACTCCTAACTAAATTTCCTCAACAGGTGGGAATTGAATTGTATATCCTCCACCACGCGCAGCGACAATCTTAGATCCACGAAGATCTGTCCAACCATAAGAATTATCAGTAAACCTTGATGGAATATCCGATAGTTCATAGTAATCTGCGACAGATACAACTTTGTAATGCTCAAGGTTACTTAACATGATGTTGAAGATTTCCTGAGCTTCCTGTGCAGTTTCAAAGTCGACGTATTTCAACACATCAGATGTCTTTTCGGAACGATGATTGAATTGTCTATCGTAGTCAATACGTCCTCCACCTCGATATGTGTCCATACGAGTTACATTGTTTCGTCCACGACCCCAATATTGTGTCGGCTGTCGATGATAAATATAGTCATTACCTAACACCGCACGCTGGATCGCAGTTGTAGTAATATCGACAAAAGTGTTCTGAGCACTTGGGATAATAACCTCATGCACGAGATGTTGTATAACACCTTTAAAACCACCTTCACCGAAAAATAGTAATCCCGCTCGAGATAACAAACTAGGTTTGCGTACTCGACCTTTAGCTACTGCTTTCTGCTTTTTACGCACAGCAGTCCCGTCATTTTTTTCTACCTTAGTAGATTTTTGTTTTACCTTATTGTAGTCAACCATTATACTCTCCTAACATTCAATACTGCAGACCATTCGTATGTTACAGGGTCCATTTGCTTCTTGACACCGTCTGCAATATATGTTCTTCCTTCAAACCAAACACGATTATTATAACCATTAAGTTCGGTTGCTAGATCCGCCAACGTAATATCACTGGCGTTGTCTAATGGCACAAAGAATCTACCAGTGACAGAGTTAAAATCAGGGACATACATTGCGTTATAATCTTCTAATATGACCGCCATATATGTCTATGCCTCCTTTCTACGGCAAAAAATAAAAGAGGGTGTAATAACCCTCCAGTATTAGTCGATATCTTCCGATTCGAACTCAACGTCAATTACGTCGTCTTCGTCATCCTTAGATTTAGACCCAGCGAGTAGTGAGATCACGAAAGCTCCAGTCCCGATCAAGGCTGCTCCAACTAGTACTTTCTTAGCCACTGGACGCCACTTGGCAATTTGTTGTGCCATAGTAAGCTTTTCCGGTTCAGCTACGATAGTAGTTGTAACATCTTGCTCAACTGCAGCTTCTGCTGCTTTCACTTGCTCATCTGAGATAACCTCAGTTTGATTTTCAACGATTGTTTCTTTTGACATCTTTGTGTCCTCCTTTGTTTTAATATCGTTTCATTATCTGCTATGTAATTTCTGCGACTACTTTTTCCAAATTTTGGATAGTAACATAATTGTAAAGACGATCCATACTGCTCCGGTGATTCCGATTACTACAGATGGTCCATAAATAACGGCTGGAAATATCCCTAACGCAATCCCGCAGATAATTGAGAATGGTACGGATAAAACCAGCACAGCAGCTGTTAAAATAATTTTAACGGTCGATGTATTCAACTTCCTTAATCTCCTCTTCAGTTCAAAATGTTTCGAATTCCTCCATATCAGAGCGTTCGAAATGAATGGTGAGATTGTCAGGGAGTTCCATTTGTACTTCAGAGCTGCAAGCGTAAAAATTATCACGAAGGGTGTCCATGTCTTTTAGTGACATTGGAATACGAATATGTTTTCTCATTAATATTTCCTCCCTAAACGGCGAATAGTGCCGTATTCGTTCACCAATAAAATAGTATTGACAAATCCATCAGTACTCGGGATACCGACAGACTTGTCTTGAATAGCATATTGCTTGTTGTTAATAACCAGCACATACTCACAATTTAAATCCAACATGTGTACGATAGAAATAGGTATATCCACAACAACAGAACTAATTCGTCCATCAGATGTTGGGAATGTGTCCTCATATTTGCCGCCAAATGTTGTAGTTGTCCCTTTGTAATAAATAGACAACGAGATATTTTGTTTCTGTTCCATACCAAACTTACCTCAAATATGTATTGTCCTGCAAAGCTTGTTGCAGAAGTTCTTTAGTTGTAGATGTTCCAACATATAATCTGTCAAACATCACATCAATGACACTCAAGAAATATTTAATAGACTCTTTATCACGTTTGACATAGGCCGTCTGACGATCTTCCTCATATGGATGGAACGAATCCTCAGATATGTTCATACCAATATCTTCATAATAAAATGACTCAGTGAGTGTGAGTACCAACTCGTCTACAAGTCGCCTAGACAATTTGAATAACAATCCTTCTAAATCTATGAATTCTAGATTATCAGGAATAGTCATCATCATGTTCAAATATGACTTGTAATCTTCCTGAGCTTGATGCTCACACCAACTTGTGATAAGTCTATCAATATAGAAATCTTCAATCATGAATACGTTTTGTAGATCCATTGATCGAATGTTTTCTATGATTTGGTTCTTGAAGTCGTTGCTAGATAAAATAACTTTTTTATCTTTCATGTTTCTTTCTGTCCAAACTTTCTAACATTTCTTTTCGCATTTCATCCGGATTCCTGTTGAATTCGAATGTTACTGACTCAGCATCTTCTTTCATAGATTCTTCAGTTCTATCTAAGACATGCTTAAATACGTCAGACATGAATTTTGTATCTTCATAAGATATGTCCGGATCATGAAATGCGTTCTCATAATATCGAGAGTCTATGATTGATAAACATAGAGCATCTACAATTTTACGAGCTATTTTAAATACGAAAAGATTAGGATCTATCACAGTAATACCATCCGGCACACTTGCAAGGAATACGTAATATGCTTTGTAATCCTCTTGCGCTGGTGACATTTCTGTCTCAGGATCCTTCTCCTTCCATTTAGTGATTGCCGCCTCGATCAAAGATTGGTTAATATACAACATATCAGCTAGAGGCATATCTCTAACCATTGTTTCAACTGTCTCTTTGAATTCGGTAGACGACATAATATAACCTTTAGTCATCTTCAACCTTTCTTCTAATTCCGAGAATATCCGAAAGAATTTTAAGACCTTCCAAAGTCATTTTGTCTTCTTCGGTCTCTGGCGTAAATACGTTTTCGAAATAGTTTTCTTCCATTATCGATAATCCTCCAGTAAATCGTTTTCAACAAGAGATTCCTTACAATACGAAAATATGATTGACTTAGCAAATTCTTCATCAATCAATGCATATTTGCGTTTAAGTACCGTACAACCAGGATACTTTTCGCTAGGGCCAATGATCTTAGCCTCCATACAATATCCCCAATGAGGGATTCCGTCGATTGATCGTTCGTATGGTAGTTTTGAATCAACAACATATTCAGATCGTTTAAACTCTTCTTTAGCGTAAACTTCATCCGAAAAATGATCCCATGTTGTGTTCATAAGAATGTTATCAACCTCTCTAAGTTCATATTCATGGAAAGAAGCTTTTTCGTATGTAAGATCTTTCATATCGTAATCTGTAATAACAAATCCGATATTGTCAGGATTCTTACGAACGGATTTTCGACGAATAGCTCTACCATTAAATGTGTAGAATGCAATATCCTCCAATTCACATTTATCGATAATACTAGTTTTACGAAGACAACCTTTCCATTTGTTGTCTTGAGTTTTTATCAAAGTAATAATACGGACAGGAATGTGTTTCCCATCCGTTGTATAAACACCTAAATATAACTTCTTTGTATCCACACGATTCATTATTAGTCCTCCTGCTTATCCAAATGATTCCACATAGTCTTGAAAAATACGAAGACTAATACTGCTGCAATTACAAACGAGATTCCTGTTAATTCCCAAACCGACATATTACTTGTTCTCCTTCTTGAGTCCATGATGACTATGCAAATACATTTTGATATGAATACGCAATTCATTCACAAGCCTGTTGATTAAAATAAGATCACGAGTTTTATAAGTGTTTGTCTTACGTTTCGGATTAAGATATTTCTTATAAATAGCAATATCTTCTTTAATGAAGTTTGCATCTCCGTATGGAGCACCTTTAGCTAGTTCCAAATAATATTCAAGACGTTCAATACATGCGAGCGTACGTAGAATCATCTTTGCTTTATTTTTAAGGCCACGTTTCATTTGTTTTCTCCATTCTTTTGACTAAATAATTGTAATACCCAAGCATTAAACCTCGAGTGGTATAATTGCTAGGTTCCTTTACATAAATAATAGTAAAATCAAATTTGTATTCACATTCTGGGAAGTTGAATGTTGGTACGTTGCGTTTAACTTCAGTATCCATATGTTCGACAAATCCCAGAAGATTGACTAGAGCAGTAGAACCATCTATCTTATCGATAGGTTTGAATCCATCCATTTTATTCCAATAGTACTCATAAAATTCTTCTAAAAATTTCCTATTCGATGAATGTAATGTAACCTCTGCGGAGAATAGCTTTTCACCATTCTCCAAGGTACAAATATGATTGTCGTATTTACTAGATATTTTAAGATCTTTCATTATTGACCTCCGTATTTGAAGTAGTCCTTCACGAATTCACGGAATGAAATATCCAAAGGATTCTTAACATATGTTAACTCCATCATAAAGAAATGAGGACGTTCTCGTTCATATTTAGAAGTTACAGTTGTATCAATATGGGAAATGAAGCCGAGGATAGTTCCTGGTTCTAATTCCTTAATTCCTCGGAGACCTCTAGTCATTGACAATTCATCATAGGCTGGTTTGTTAGTATCAAGTTGTTCCCAAACAGATTTTCGATCATACCCAGAAATTCTAATCGTTGCTTTGTATACATCGCCATAACCATGATTATATTGGTATACATCATACTCGCCATGATACTCAAACAATTCGTTAGTGTCCGTACTATTTTCTGGTTTTAATAACATATTATTCTCCTTTACGTTTCATACCATACATGCCAGCCGCAAGAACTGCAATGACAATACCCCCGAACAACAGATACGATTCTTCAGCATCTCCTGTAGCTGGAAGTTGTTGTCCTTTAGTAAAATAAGTTGTTTCTTGAACTTTGTTACCTGGTTGATCTGGAGTAGCAACTTCAGTCTTAGGCTTTTCTTCTTTAGGTGCAGGAACATCTGGGATTTTCAGCTCCGGTAATTCCAATACGGGCGCTGGCGGCATTTGTGGAATATCCTTAAGATCGATAGTTGGTTTGTGGTGAACTGGCGCGTCGTTAGGAATAACGCCACCTTGCCATTCAGGTTTATCATACTTAGGAGCATCAAATGGTACAGTTCCTCCGTTCCATTCCGGCTTAGTATGTACAGGTGCTTCGTTAGGGATTGTTCCACCTTGCCATTCAGGTTTTGTATGAACTGGTGGATCTAAAGGAACTACCCCACCTTCAAATTCTGGCAATTCATATTTAGGAGCATCATTTGGTTTATCCCCTTTTGGACGAGACGTACCTTTAGCTTTACCATTGCCATCATAAAGCTTAGTTTCTGCTTCGTGTGATACAAAGCCGCCATTCCATGAGGCAGTGAAGAGGTTTGTCGGATTGTATTGAACAGGTGTGCGAAGACGAGTCTTGTATTCAACCATGAGGATTTTGTTCTCAATCTTATCGATATGGGTTGTGAATCCATTAGAGTTGAATTTAGTGTTGGCTTGTGCTTGAGTAGCAGGTGAGTCGTATACCCATGGATCAACATCTTTCACGTAGCTGTAAATAAGGCTGCCTTTTACATAATCTTGATCATCAGACCAAGTATCGGCAATATTCACATCTTCCATAGTTTGACGCTTATAGTTCAAACGAGCAACCCAATGGATAAGGTTTTGATCGGCACGGTCTTGGTATCCATATTTATACAATTCTTCATTAGGGTTGATAGTGCCCTTAGAACCTGCGTTGATTTCCACAACAGTTCCGTTGAAAGAAATATTACGCTTGGTGTTTTCCTGCACAACTTCGCGATTGATCTTGGTAGTGAAATTCAAGCTAATTGACTTATCTAGTGGATGATCCTGGAAGTAATTGTTGAACGTTGTCGTAACCGTACGCTCATTTGCTTTAACATCAGCAGTTCCGACTTCGGTTTCACCAGTTTCGTTATATACAGGGAAGTTATATGAGGTTTCAAGGTTCAACTCTTCGGGGATGTTAAATGTCATTGTGTCCCCATTGTTGATTTGGACTTCGTCTGGAATATCAGTTTTGATATTCACTTCAACATCAGACCAGATTGAGTCTTCTTCCTTCTTAGTCACTGTTACCTCGGGATCAGTAGCTACAAGTTCTGTAGAACCTTCGGCTTTAGTAACATCGGCAAACACGGATTCAGCAATAACAGCAGATCCAAAAAGAGCAATACCCATCATAGCAAGTTTAAGTGTAGTTTGTTTTTTCATTGTAAATTCTCCTTTAATACAAAAATATAATGTGTGTTTTGAAATAGTTTAGAAAAAAAAAGAAAGAGCGTATTTAAACGCTCACTTGAATGTATTCACTTTCATGGTCACTGTATAGAGTTACATTGTAACCAGCCTCAACCATTTTACCATATACAAGATCGATATTGTTGCATAATGCAGCTAAATCAATTCCTTCGATTCCGAAATCCACAATATCAGTATTTGTGATTTCGATTTCGTTGAATCTATTTAGATACCTATCTGCAATTAAATCGTGTATATGATCCATGATTGTGTCAAGGCTGTCTTTAACCCGATTACGGTCTTCCAATTTAAGTGTAAGTAATTTGTTTTGTTGCATTGTAAATGCCTCCTTCTTTGTTTTCATTATGGAACATGTAATTACTGCGGAATGTTAATAATTTTAACTTTTTTACCCGAGTCAAGTACACGTTGGAATGAATCTAAGAAAGAGTTTGAGAGGAATGTTTGCAAAGCTGCTTCTATAGAAGAAGCCATTGTCAATTTGTCATCGGTAAATACTAAATGGTAGTATCCATGATCGGGATTAGTGGTACCTTCGTACATGTCATATATAAATGATCTAGTTAAAAGTTCTTCATCACTAGAGTACTTATATGTTATTGCTTCACCATCTTCCTTACATAATTTGGATTTAACAACGTCATCTTTGAAATATTCGATACGATCACAATCATACAATACCAGATCCATGAACGAATCGTCAATACGTGTTCTAGGTTTTAGGATTTTGGATCTTTGCTTTGCGACATTGGATTGTATAAGTACCCTCATGTTGTTCGGCAACTTATCCAGTAAACATTTCTTGAAATCAATGAACGTGTTAAGAGCTAACTCGAAATACTCAATATTTGGGAATACATATTTTGAAAATAGTGTATTTGTTTTCACATAGATAACTTTATTAAGATCGTCATTACGAACATTAAAGTAGATCTCGAGTCGATCACTATCTTTAAATTCAACACCACGAAGTTCCTTCACATAACGTAAGAAATCTGAGAAATCGATCTTGTAAAAGATATCGCGACCAATGGCTTTAACCAAACCAGCAGCTCCCGCATCTTTATGAATATTCAAAAATAGTCTAAGCTGTTCTTTGTTTTGAATTTCGATTTCTCCATCAGGTTCTGTACAGTGTTCTCCAGATTTGAATACTCGAATTCCGGAATAATATCCTTCTTTGCGAATTTCTTTGGACGGGATTGCTTCATCGGTAAAAGCTTTAATTGGATCAAAGGTAAGTTCTTTAATTCTATTTATGGCTTCCGATACTTCTTGCGTAATAGTCTTATTATCAAACCATACAGACGCCATAAGAGCATAGTTTGACAAGTCTCGCAGTGTATCTGAGATGCTTTCGTCTTTAACCTTAGCTTCAGACTTAATAAGCGTGCGAAGACGTCCCATTTTGTCTTCCATACGAATAAGAGCTGCGATTAGCCCATATTCTTCAAGAGAAGATTCGAAAGAGTTTCCATAGTCAGCATTTTTATCAACAAAGGTTTTTAATAGTTCGTCATGCGCATTTTGCATATTTTCTTTTGTAATTTTTGTCATTATCTGACTCCTTTAAATTTATTTTGAGAAAAAAGAAAGGGTATAATAACCCTTATTTAAATTTAGAACTAACCATGCCCCAGACTTTCGAAGTGATGATATTTGTCTGTTCGAAATTAAGCACTGCTGCCATTCCTACAAAGTTGACGACAGCGTTAAAACCATCTTTCCAAGTAATGCTGTTCTTGCGTTCTTCATTCTTCAACGCCAAGAGCTTAGCATACTTGATAGTCAATTTTAGCACTTCATCGGTTGTAGTGGCATATGCCATCTCGACCTTGCATAATTCCATTTGTTTGTCAAGTCCATCGTATAAGACGTTCATTAAAATATCGTACATTATTTGTACTCCTTTCTTTTTTCTCATTATGGTATAAGTAATTCCTGCGATCATCTGTTTATAAGATTATTGATAAGGTTGTAGTCGGGTGCTAGCTGCCAAGATAGCCATACTGAGAATGCTGTATTGAATAGTATTACGAATGGTAATGCAATATTGATATACACAAGAACCCGATTGGGTTTACTTTTAGCATAATATTTACCATCATACATTACCTTGTTCCAATTATCGAGATCGAATGAATCGGTTCCAAAGCTAGCTACAGTCACAAATATTAGACCAATAACTAAAATGATTGTTGAAATGATAATCCAATAGACCATCACATCATGCCATTTAGATTGTTCCTTCAGAACTTCATATGATGCAGCGATTTTGTCACCATATTTGTCTAAGAATTTTACAACTTCATCAGTCATTACCATATTCCTCCTCTACAAGACGCTTGAATTGCTCTTCACTGTTCAATTCTTGAAGTTCCACATTCACTTTGTGGACATTATATACGGCAACACCGGCAACAAATAAAGAACATACAGTACCAAACATAGTTAGTACTGCTGCTTTTATTTGCTCTCGAGCGACTCCTTGACGTAGCCCGTGTTCATAAGCCACCTGCATAGCTGGATCTTCGAAATGTACACTTGGTTTTTGGTTGTCTGTTAATTTAAACATAATGTTACTCCTTTTATTTAATATCAATTCGCGAAAGAACTTCATTGTATTCTTTTTCAATGATTTCTGCACGGCTAGTGGATTCGATAATTTGTTTGACAATAGAATATTTGTTTGGATATTCGCTTAGTTGTATGGTCATAATATAATAAAGGTGCGATAGTTCCTTACATCTATTATAAGCGGCTATAACTGCACGGTTAGTTGATTCTGTATATATAACTAGTTTATCCAATTCTTCAACTTGTTTAGAATATGCGTAGTGGTAGATTTCCATTTGATCATACCATTGTTTACGATGATTTCCAAAGAAGAAGTAAATCCATAAGAAAAATGCCTCGATACGAGTTTTCATTATATTATCCTTTCAACATAAGTTTTGATATTTCCTTGTCCTTAAGAAGTTGTTTGGCGGCATATGGCATAACAAGTTTATTGTGAATAGCAGATACTCCAAGATATGATCCATAGAGCAGTAAGGAAAATGTGAATGCTCGAGATGTGATGTTTCGTAAGGTATTTACATTCTTTTCAGAAAATAGCGCCAAATCTAGAATCGCTTTGTGGTTCTTAAGCGCAAGTTCCAAGATCTTAGGATCAGTAGTTTCAATTTTCATGTTTATTTTCTCCTTTTAATAATATATTTTCCGTAGCGAGCTTTAAATTCTTCACGGAGTTCTGGTCGTCCGCATTTATCGAACCGGTCTTCGTAATAACCAGCCCAGTCCAATAGTTCCTTCAAAGGTTCCATTTCAGAAATTTGGAATTGGTCCTTGTCAATATGATTATATCCACAATAATCACGTACTCGGACAAATGCATAATCACCATCCATCATGATGACAAGTTCAACGATTATACCATTAGAAAATGGATAATGGTAATGGGTCATAATCTTGGATTTGTTTTGAATAATGAAAGGATTCTTCCTACCAAACTGTACTGGCCTAACGTTTTTAGACATTTTATCCTCCTTAATTTTTATCCAACAGTCCATTCATCTTGTCGATAACATTTCTAAGTTCCTGCTTGTCTTTCTCTAGTTCACCAATACGAATTTCGAGTTGATCAATATGTTTGTCTCGGTCATTATCGCCTCGACGATCAAGAACCTCGAATATACCCAATCCGAACAACACAAGTCCGAATAGGATAAAACACGCAATACTACGATTAATTTTCTTCATATATTAATCCTTTCTTTATTGAAATAACATTGGTGGATACAATCCTTTAACCCAACGATCAGTTTCAGCAAGCTTTTCTTTGGCTTTAGGTAGAGATTTAGCTTTATCAACAAATTCGTTAGCTTTAGCCAAGTCGTCGATTTCAAATATTGATTCTTCAACGTTTGAAGATACGTTGTCTTCTGATGTTTTAGGAAATGATACCACAGTATCATATTGTCGAATGTCTAGGTATCCGTCGATACGGGATACTGATAATACAGGTTTCTTATCACGATTTTCAATATCGTAAGACAATTGTACAACATAACCATTCGGGGTTCCATAGTAGAATATCTTTAATTGACCGGCTAAAAGTCCCATATCTGGTTCAGTCCACATTTTACCGTCCTTCATTGGTGGAGATAGTGGTGAAATAGGTGTTTCTGGCATTAAGATTTACCTCCTTTGAATTCAATAATTAGTGTAGAATATACCATGTCCATATCATGGTCAATGTCATATGACCTGGTAACATCAATAGTAGCCTTATATCCGGCGTCATTTAAGTCGAATACCAACTGTTGCATGATGATATGAACCGGGAACGTATCCGAATTATCGTATCCATTTTCTTTTAGAATTTTACGAATATCAACAATACGTATATAGATTGGATCAGATATTGAGTTTATTAGAATTTCATTAATCCGCTCAATAATAGAGTCATAATTAAATTCCTTAGTTAATAATACTTCCAATCGTTTACGGTTAATTTCCTTAATAGGAACGATTTTATTCACCCATGATCTCCTTTCTAGGTTCATACTTTTCCTTTAGTTCCAAGTACTTGTCATAGTAATATGTGGCGGCTTCGTCACGAGTCTTCCATCGGTTCTCAATCATTTCGTATTGATGTTCCAATGAGAAGATCTTGTCTTCTTGCTTTTTAATTGTATTTTGATACACAATATTTTTATCATGTAACTCAATGGAATATCCAAGTAGCACTATTGTAGAAATAACCACAAACGCACTAGTTAGACCTATTATCCGTTGTCTGATTCTTTTTCGCATAAGCTTCCTCCGCTTTAAAATATCTTGATAGTCGCATAAACTCTACCGCTTCGGGTTCTTTAATCCTTTGCTCTTTGTCAAATATATCTAACGCAATATAATCCACACGAATATTGTTAATATTACTATTAAATCCTGGCATAAGGAACATTGGATTAAAATACCAATAACCAAGGTCTTCGTCAATATCAAGACTCATAAAAGGACCTAGTGGAGTATTGAATACAATAACCGCGAATATATCATTACCATCACGAACCAATTTGGCTGTGCCGACTTTCTCATAAATAGCATTAACAAATGGAATATCTTGATGTTTTAAAATATTCTCCAAACCTTCCTCTGTCAAAGAATAATCTGACATTGGAATCTTACCGTCCTTAATAATACAACCTTTGTAATACATAGTGATTCCTTTCTGAAAAAAAAAAAATAAAGGCTAATTATACATTAGCCTCCAAAGATTTTAAATGCTAGATCACATAGTGTCTTGCACCAAAACAAGTCCCATAAAGTTTTGACTGCTTTCATAATGTGTTCCTCCTTTTTATTTCTTCATTATAGTACATGTAATTACTGCGAAACTAGCACAAGATATCTAATACGAATCGATTGACCGTATCCTCTGTCTGGGTTTACAGTTATGTGTTCTGTAGGATCGGTATTCTGAATTAGCATACGATCGATAGTATTTGTCGTAACAAACAAGTCCCATCGATACAGATCTAAACTAATGTCTATAATAGACTCATTGACTTCTAGTTTGTGAGGAAACTTTATGAAGAATTCTCCATAAACCTCGATACCCTCTACCGATCTATTGTGAACATTATCATAAGCCAATAATACATCATCCTCATTAACCAGAATAGATCTAACCCTATAGTCACTATCCATTGGTCTAACTGTCTTCAAAATAACTCGAACATGTCGTTGCATATTATAATCCTTTCTTTCCAAACAAATAAGATAGAACAAACGTAGCTATCCACATTCCTCCAATAGTAACTCCTAATATATCCATAATGCCCAATTCGGCAGTCTTTCCCGACCGCCGAATTTAAGTCCTTCCTGTGTTGATAGTTCTTGGTAAGCCATAGCTTTACCATCTGTAAATATCGTATGATCATTTGGTGCTGATATAGTAAAATATGGCAACTCTGTGTAGTCAACACCATGGTCTAACATGTCGCCAATTGTGTGAACATATGTCTTTATAAGTGCGAAAGTATTTGGGAAATCTCTCGCACCAATAGAAAGCATCTTAACGCTAGATAAATGACGTTGTAGAGCATCTTTTGGCACGTCTATGTAGATGCATTTGTCGTAAGACTTTTCTGGTATGATAACACCCTGACAATATACTTGGTTTCCAGACAAGACCATATCAATCTTTGTCCTGAAAGTGTCGTCATTTTGATTGTATACAACTTCAATCTTACGAATGTAGTTGTTATACGATTCTACGACCGTTGTTTCTGATTGTTTCTTTCGTTTATTGAAAACTGGAATCCTAATCTTATCAAATGGTATCATAATTTCTCCTTTATAGTTTTATTGGACTAGGAAAGTCTAAGTAGAAACCTTCATTATCTCTCCTAATACGAACATTCGAAATGGTTTCTTTGGTCCACCCGTATTCTTCAGAATCGTCAGCATAATCCAAAAATGTTGCGATTGAATAATCTTTCACAGTAGCAGCTTTACAAATACAGGCTATATCCATTAAATGATCTAAAAGAAATTGTGAATATAGTCGATCAATGAAATGTACTTTTTGAAATTTAACAGTGTTTGTCATAATAATTTCTCCTTTAGAACTTTATAGGTGTTGGTAAATCTAGCCAGTAGCCTGAACGATTGTGTGTGATAGGTGCTGTTCGAATCATTTCGTCATCCCAGCCATGTTGTCGATCGTAGTTGTTATTAATAAAACCTAAAATAATCGAATAGTCACGACAATTAACCCATTGGTATTTCTTATACCAGTCAAGCATCTCTTTACGAACTTCCTCGACTTCTTCTGGAGTAGGTAGTGGTCGTTTCGGAATAGCTAGTGGTTGTAACAAACGATCTTCGTCTATGTTCATATTAGAACCTCCTTACAAAAAATAATGAGACGTGTTGTCTCAAAGAAAAAAAGAAGAATGCGGATTTGCGGCATCGTCACCGCACTTCTATACAATGTATAGCTGCTTTCCTATTTCACTAAGCAAACCCTTCTTGTGTTTATATTCCTCTTCATTATGATATATGTAATTTCTGCGAAAAAGAAAGAGGACTAATTGTCCTCAAATAACGTTGTACAATACACAGTACATGCTGATTTAGTAATTAATGCCACTGTCGTTAACATAAGTTTTACAGCTTTAATTCTAGAATAGTTATCGTATTTTAACAATTCCATCAGTTCATTCCGCACACCGCACAACTTAACATGATTCACATGTAGTCGTCTAGTATATCTATCCAGTTCAATATCAAACGGATTACTATACTCACAACTTTCTGTATATTTGTGTAAGTAATATGCGTAGCTTTCGATCCAATCAATTGTTAGATTTAATAACTCATCTAGGTTTTCTGCGTCCTTTATATCCTTAGTATCAAAAGGCATATAATAACCAAAATCACTCAATCTGTGATATAATACTTCATTATGTTTCATAATTGTTTCCTATTTTCTTATTTATTCATTATACGCCTTGTAATTAATGCGAAGAAAAAAAAGAATAGGCTAAGATAGCCTGTTCTTTAGAAACCTTTATTTTTCAAGGTCTTTAGCACGTAATGTAAAGTTCTCATCCGTTCGTTATGATCCTCCGCATCTTTTAGAATATATCCTTCTTGTTCGAGTTTCTTAATTCTTCCCTCTTCAAGAACGGCATATCCCGCAAGACAGCGGAATCCAATTTCCCGTAGTAATTTTCTGAACATTATGTGTTCCTCCTTTTATAATTAGTTTTTCATTATATACTATGTAAATATTGCGAAAAAAAGAAGAAGCTATTACGCTTCTTTGAGTAGTTCGTATTTGTTGTGAATTTCATAGCAGATTCTACCCATTTCAATGGCTTCCTCTTGATGTTCACTAGCATATTCAACTCCTTTTTCATAGTAATAGCTTTCATCTTTTTTACCACATATAGTCATAAGTTCCATACTAATTCCTTGTAGTTTAAGATATGTATCTGGATCGATACGTACTTCTTCACCTTTCGGTGAGCAGTAATCGAGTGTATTATTGAACTCTCGTACAGTATTGTCAAACTCCTTGATTTGTTCTTCGGATAATTCAGTTGTATCCCTAAGAAACACCATCAAATTATTTAAATACTCACGAATAGCCAATATTTGCTCAATACTCTCACGAGCGGCAATTTCAGTAACTTCGTTTCCTTTATAATCAACATATTTTAACATAGTAATGTCCTCCAATAATTATATTTGTTTTCATTATATACTATGTAAATTCTGCGTTCGTTTTGAAAAAAAAAAAACAGGACCCGTGTAGGTCCTGCGTGAGGTTATTCATCGAATGGATTATCCAGTTTGTGTTCGATGTTTGCAGTAGCCGCCAATTGTTTTACAATACGAACCAATTCATCATGTTGTTTAATAACTCTAGAAAGTAAGTTATCTTCGATGGAGTTAAAATTAATATCTCCTTGATATTTATTAGTTAGTTTAAAAACGATATAATCATAGAAAGACACATTCTCACTTTTCAAAGATTCTTTTTTATAACCCTGCATTGCGCCGCGCATTTGTGCATTATCGAGTAAACGAGTCCAAGTGCTATCCGGTTCGCTGTTAAGTAATCCAACAAGAGTATGATATTCCAATGCTGTAGTCCAATCTCCAGGATGAGAACCTACTCCAGAATATCCGTTTTCGAAATTTAAATACTGTCCTTCAGTATTCGCAAACAACCCTTTACGAATTTCTTCAAGATTAATAACGGTTTTAGCATCAGCTCTGGAATTTTCCTTAATCTCATCAACCTTAATTTCGGTCAATTCAACAACAGGAATCCGATTAATAAATACAGTATCTGATGGATAGAATGATTTAGAGGTCTTTTCTGGATATACAGAAGACTTTTCATTCTTAACAGTAAAGTAAAATTTGAAATCTGGCAATGTACTAAATTCAATATAGACATCGCCAGTATAACCAGACAAACTCTTATGTAGTGTGATTTCAATTGGGTTTGTCGGGTTGGTAAACTCTTTAGAGAAGAATTGATCGCCGATAACGACATCCTTGACTTTCACATAAAGTTTATTATTTTCGCCTTTAAGATACTTCTCTGGAAGATGAATTCTAAGAGTATCCATTCCAGCTCTTAAATCCAAAGTTGTATTAAGGATTATATTTTTTGCGCTTACAACCATTATTTTTCTCCTTTTTCTTTTAATTGAGACAGTTCTTCCATAGCCTCAATATATTTTTGCTTGTAATAAGCTCCTTCTGTTTTGAGAGATTCGTTCTCCCAAATTAATGTGGACAAACGCCCGAGCAATCCATTAACGGTTTGCTCAATACGTTGGTTTTCGTCCATATCATAAATGTCTGGCATTCAGACCTCCTTATGTAATAGCTCGGACAATAGCGCTCCTAATATAAGGATTTGCCTTGCCTTTAGCATAATGGTATCCGACAATACCTACAGTATATCCGGCTACCTGTGCGGCTAGTTTAATTTGTTTACGTCGACTCTCAGGAAGATTTTTCCAACGAGTTTTCAGGTTTCTAGCAGAGGTTAGTACGCCCCACTTCATACCTTTCTTCCCATAATGTTGGATTATATCTTCCGAGGAATCAACGTGAACTAAGGTATCATTATCATACAATAATACCATTAGTACCTCCTAGTATTTCGTACGACCGTTCTTCTTAACGTTAGCGTATCTGTTCTTAGGACTATTCTTCTTGTAGTTGGTATCAAGACGTCCACGTTCTTTCAAATGCGCAGCAGCATTCTCATTTTCCAACCTTGCAATCTTAGAATTACTTCCCTTCATGTTGCCGATCTTGTCCTCACGTCTAGAGTACTTTTCATCGATAGCCTTACGCTCTTTCTTGTATTTACGATTAGAGTCTTTCATAGCTGCTTTCGCTTTGACCAATTCAGATACACGTTTGTTACGGTAATCCAAGGACCTCTTAGTGGCAAGATTAGAACCTACTGGAGATTTCACAAGAGCTTCCATACTTGCACGAGTAGAATGGATTGGGTGACGAGCATTGTTGTAAGTAGCTCTACCATAAGCTTTAACATACTCAACAGCTTTCTTAACTCCCCATTTCATTCCTTTCTTACCATAGTGTTGGATAATGTCGTCAGCGTTAGAAGAGTGGATAAGTTGTCCGTTTTCATCAATTAGTTTCATAAGTCTATACCCCTAGTATTTGATTTTTGTTTTAGCGGCTCGCCTGTTTGCAACATCAACTAGACGTTCCATCTTTTCTTCAAGGATAGATCCTTTAGTTGCCTCTGCAAAGTCTCTACCATTTTTACGAGCTTCACGAATCTCTTTTTGATCGTGTTTTGTTAATTTAATAGACCCTATTTGTTTATTAAGATCGTCCCCAATATCTCGAATTTCTTTTAGTCTATCGATGCGATATCTCAAGCTACGTTTTGATTTAAATGCAGTGCCAATACGACTATTCTTTTTAGATTCACGCAAAGCCATATGATATCCCACAGTACGCTTACCACCAGTCTCTTTGACTAAGGTCTTTAACTCTTTCTTAAGAGCTCGTCTCTGTCCCCACTTCATACCTTTAATGCCAAAGTGTTCTATAATATCTTTGGAACTATTTACATGAATGAGTTCACCATTGGTATATATCTTCATACAACCCTCCTAAAGATGCCCGGCCATATCCGTAGCATCATCTAGATAATTGTCGTCCATCCATTGGTCCGATTGAGGAGATCCGATACGAGAATATCCATTTACCTTTTCATAGACACGAACACGAGAGCCGGCCTTGAATAGTTCTTTCTCAGGAGCGCCTCCATATGGTGCAGCTTCAACCCAATAGTCCTCTGTGACAGTCGCTTCGTAGTAAGGTTGCTCTGATTTTGATAGTGGCTGACGAGCGTCTAACTCACGTTCAAATGTGTTCTGAGCAGATTGTACTACGGCGGGTGGAATAGTCACCTGAGGTTGTCCGCCAGTGTATCTGTAATAGTATACATAAGGACCTCCATTGATTTCCCAAAGCCAATCGTGATTGTTCTGACAAATTGTGTTGTACCCGTAGTTACAGTGAATAATGTTTTCACTATCCACAAACATACCAGTATGTCCTCCGGCCCCAGCAGAGTATCCCTTCTGTCCCCAGATAAAGATATCTCCGCGTTGTGTAGCGGTCTCTTGGTTTTCTCCAATGAGCGTCCAACCATTATTCAACAACCAGTCATGCATTGACTCTGTCGAACATGGCCATGATAATTTAGGCATCCCAGCTTCGACCCCAGCAAAATACATGCTAGAACTACAGTCGAATGAGCCAGGCCCGTTTCGGTATGTCATGGAATATGTTACACGATTTTCACGTGCAAACATCCATGCTAACCACACATTAATATCTACAGACATATTATGTCTCCTTTCTATGTTCCTATATATTTGTGATTTCTTCGTTCATTCCAAACAGCGTTTGAAAAATCATTACTGTTCACATTCCATCCTACATTGTTTAAATGTTCCCAACATCTCCATAGAGATTCTACAGAGTTACATAATCGTATCATACTAATACCCTTAGAAAGTTTAGTCGGTTCAAATACGAAATGATATATACCATCTCGACCACCAGAGAAAGCATGACCAAGTAATATTTTATCACCAAAGATCTCCGTCTGGTCGACGTTATCGTTTGCTCGGAATATACGTATACCAGAGAAGTAACCAGTGTCTTGAGATATCGTCCCGATATTATGTGAAGTAACACCGAGACCTACGAATACTCCCCCATAAGTATCATCACTAAAATGGAGAAAACCAGTACCGTCACCTTTTCTACGAAATAAAGAGTTGTTTGCAGTAGTAAATTCTATATTTGCCGCGGCGTTGAATCTCATATAATTCCTATTCAAGTCAAATGTCAAACTTCCACTCTGAGATGCTAGAATTCCGCCTCGAATATAGTTTGCACTCATTGTACCAGACACAATGTTGCTAGCATTTAAGTTTATAACATTAACTCTATTTGCGTCAAGAGTACCTGTAGTAACCTTACCAGCATTGATATTAGCGATATGAGCATCCTTGATAACAGCATTCTCAATCTTAGTATTACCATCGAGCCATATAGAAGAACCTTTAATCCTAACATCGGTACCTGTAGCATTGATTTCAGATACAACGTCATTGTTACTGTTAAGATTTTTAACAGCCCAAGATCCTGCGAGTTGAGTAACCCTAGTAGAGATAGAAGTAATAGGACTGTATGGTGCTTCTTCACCTTTATTCCACATTATATTACGGAAATATAATGAAGATGAATGTGTATATACTATCGCAAATCGAACGTTCTTCCCAAGACTTCTAAGTTGAGTATACGCCATATTTTGAGACACTTTACGATAATCAGGACCCGCAGCTTGTCTTCCTGTGGCACTTACATCAACCGTCCAAGGACCAATTTCCCAACGTTTCTTATCAAAGTCGTAAAAACCATAATGAAATTGTTGAGACTCGGCAGCAGAGAAATAACCATTACCCAAAGGATTTACTCTCCATTCAAACGAAAGTGTCCATCTTTCGCCAACTTTTATCTCATAGTTGTCCAGTGGGAGTGAAATATACCAATATGGTTGATTATTTGCTTCGGTTGTTTCTGCGCTAGGAGTTATGGTCCTAACCGGAATTGTGTAAAATAACAGTTCGGAATTGACTCCATTCGGTCGTTTGACAACATACGGATTTGCGATATAAGTCAAATTTTGATTAATCTTTCTTCTATCGACAAGAATACCAGAAGTCATATCTGCAAAATCATCAGTTGATAGAATATGATTAATCACTTTAGGTGGTGGGTTTAGAACTGACCCAAGTACGCCTCTGGCAAATACCTCGGTCTGGAATATTTCAGGAGTCATAACCATTCCTGTAACATTCTTTTTAACCTCAGATTCGTTTTTACCGATGACCCGCTCATAAATACCAATTTGGTCTTTGATTTTGTTGAATTCTCCAGTTTGTGGAAGATCCCTGAGTTGGAGCAATGCGCTTTCCGCCTTGCTTAAAGCCTGTAGAGTTCGTTCCTTGGAGTCTTCCTCAGCGTCTTTGATCTTCTGTTCAACTTCCGCGAAATGAGTTGCCACCGTTCTGTTGACATCATCTTCGAAATCAGAGTCCACAACTCGCTTCCATTTTGATCCGTCCCAAATGTTGAGCTGGACCTTGCCGTTACCCATGTCTTTATACCAAAGATCACCGGTTCTGGCAGAAGTTGGTTGCGTAGTTTGGTAGTTGATAATGTTGTGTCCGTCTGCTGTAAGGTTAACGATCTTGGACCATAGACCTCCGCTGTTGTAGAAGATATTATTGACTGCTCCTTCGACTTTAGAATTAACTGTTGAAGTTAAAGAAGAGCCATAACTAGTAGATCCTTTACCGTTATCAGAGATTACCATTGTCTTAATCTGTTCTTTAAGAACATCATAAGTCAATTCACGAACTTTCAAAGTTGTGGATAAGTTCCATTTGGATACCCATACATCTACAGTGTCACAAAGTCCAATAGTCTCTAAACGATTAATCGTATATTCGTCAAACAAATTACTGTCTCTAAGAGCTGCCATCTCAACAGTCATCTGTATGCTAGGAATATCACAACCAGGATTTCTAGATGTAAAATAGTTTTTAGCCGCATTGTCGACCTGAGCTTTTGTGATCTCATGATCTCCATTACCTTGATTAGTATTTTGAAAATCGCTTGAGAAATCTACAGGTCGCAAGTTCTTTTGAGAATATGAGTTGTAGTACATTGACTTAACAACGTCACCAAATACATAAATCTCTTGCTGATCATTTCCATTACCTGTACGTTTAGTGTACTTAGCATAAGGTAATATAGCAGTGAATTTACCTTTGAATGATACCTGGGTCTTAAAGTTCTCCATATTCTTTCCTAAACGAATAGTAGTAACATTTTGTTTACCACGATTTCTAAGGAAATGAATATAGTTGTTTGTCCGTTTTATCTCGCCTCGCCATAAGTCGATAAGTGAACCTTCTTCTCCAGATAACACGCTTTGCATATTCCGAAGAAGAAATTCGAAGTCCTTTAGGTTATCAGTTATGTCTGTATAAAACTCATAAGGAACTGCTTCTGGACCACCAACAACATTTTGTTTAGCCAGCGCAAATGCTGTAGCCGGAGTACCTTTACCTTTAGCCGCTTTTACCAGCATACCATTTAGGTCATCCGTGATTGTCACGCATTTAGCTTTTATTGTCTGGTCTTTGGTATTCTTTTCTACCTCATAAATACGAAATGCATGAGGCAAATCAGTATCATTAGGCTTTGCTAGAATATAACGGTTCTCTTTGATTTCATTAAACCACTGACCACTGTATGGATATGTGAGTTCTAACTCGAATTCTCCATTACGAACTTCATGAACCTCACACTCAAGAGCGTCCCACAATACACCAATACCATTCGACTCAAAGTCTCGTTCATATTGTTCATAAAGTATAGGTCTCATAGCAGATCCCTCCATCTAGGAATCATTTCGACAGTACTAATTGCACCATTCCAATTGATTTGTACCGATTGTTCTGAGGGCATGTGCCAAAAGTCCTTTGATTTACATTTATGATTTGCGTTTGTAATAACTCCATTCTCATTACGATATACGAAGTATTTCTCACAGTCGATATAGATGTTTCCTTCTACACCTGTGAATATCATCTTCTTATATCCAACAGTCATATCCAAATCGCCATTACCAATTATACGGAATAAAGGTTTTGCATCGGACATTCTAGGATTTCTCATCCATCCTGCCTTAGGAATATTCCACCAAGAGTCAATAGTATCCACATAATACTTATATGGTTGTACCTTTATCTTTAGTTTGAATACCATGGCACCGTTATAGTACCATTTGTTTTCAAATGTTGGTGCTTCGGTTAGTATACACAAATATACCTTTTCGGGGTCAAAATATGGAGTCATCTTAAACTCATATTGACCGAACTTGAAGAATTTATAGATCCTATTACGAGCTGTTGAAATAGCTGCAGGATCATCTACTCTTCCTCCATGATAAAGAAGAGTAAGTTCTACTTCAGTAGCTTCATATCCTCCATCATCATAAATCAAGAACCCATCATAGCCAGCAGGCTCTTTATGAACCTGCCGACGTTTGGGTGCTTCGATATCGGGACGATCTTGGATAAGTATCTTTTCAGTAGATGAATTTACTTTATTAATAAGAAATTCACCTGGCTTCAAACTTACCAAGCGATTTCCTCCCCTCTAGAACGCAAAGCTGCGTCACGCATATTCTTCAATTCATCCTGAACCTGACGAGCAAGTTCTTTAGGATTAATTGGTTGATTACCTCTGTTCTCCACATTTACATTAACTGTATATGTATCGGAATTAGTAATCGTTGTGTTGCCATTTTGATTGAATCGATCAGTGTAACTTGATGGCAAGGTCAAGTTACCGTTCATCTTACCAGAAAGATTGTTCATGTCTTTCAGAAGAGATCCATCAAATACTGGTTTGACTGTTGGTTGAATAGTCATGTCAATGTTGTCCATAAGGAGTCCAGATAGACTATCGTCGACATTCAGAGCTTCAATGGCTTGATTGGCCAAACCTTTAGCAGTTCTGAAGATTGCAGATCCAGTATCTTTCAAACCAATCTCGAAACCTTGTCCCGTGAATTTACCAAGAGCTTTAGTAACCCGAGATGGTGAGTGGATATCCAATGCTCTTCTGATTGTTGCTGCGACATTGGACGCAATCGCAGAAGCAGTAGCGTAAATGGATCCAGCAGATGCTGCCAAACCATTTGCAAAACCGTAACCAGCATAGCTACCAGCAGAACTCAATGATACAGATGACGCACCATTGTATGCTGAATGCGCTAAACTAGAACCTGCTCCATGAGCAGAAGCTGATTGTGAAGAAATACCACTAGCCACAGATCCACCGAAGTGAGAACCAAGAGAAGTACCTTGATTGAACACTCCACGGATAGAGTTTACAGAACTGTTTGCCACACTAGAAGATGATCCCGTAATAGAACCAGAGCTTCCAGAAATACCGCTAGCAATGCTTGATCCAAATTGTTGTCCAATGGCTCCGCCTTGAGAGAACGTGCCTCTTACAGAATTTATGGACATGTTTGCGCTTGACTGAGCAGCAGATGTAATGGCTCCAGACTGAGACATCAATCCTGTGGCAATTTGTTGTCCAAACTGTACGCCGATTTGTTGTCCTTGTTGAAACGCCATTTGAGCAGACATAACTGCTTGTGTAGCTAACTGTTGGACTGCCATAATCACCATAGGAGCAGAAGCCATAATGCCTTGTCCCAGAGATTGTCCAAACATCATAGCTCCTTGAGCCGCTTGTTGGAACGCTGCAGGAACAGTTTGTAGTGCTGCTGCAAGGCTTGGAACAATCGCTCCTAGTTGAGTAAATCCAGCAACCACCGGCATAATTCCAGAAGCAGACATCATGATAGATGGAGCTAACATAGAAAATGCGGCTGCTAATGATGGGATAGCCGGAGCAAGTGTGGTAATTGGTGTTTGTAGGTTCTGGAATGCTGAAGACACTGTAGGAACAGTTCCAGCAAGACCTGCTAAAGCCGCATTCATCATAATGAAACCTGTGGACATCGCCATGATACCGCCGGCAGAACCAGAAAGACCTGCGATAACTCCTTTAAGAGACCCTAAGTCTTTTGTAAATCCTACAAGGTTACCGGCATATGATGCAGAACCCAAACCTGTTACGGCAGCGGCAACAGCTGTGATACCAGCTGCTCCAGCAATACCATCTTTGGCGATAATTGATACGCCTTGTGCAAACAATTTGAATCCTTGTCCGGCATTCTTGGCAGCATTACCGACAGCATCGATAATAGAAGCTACACCTTCAAATGCAGACTTAATACCATCACCAATTCCGCGGAATACTTCAGCAACACCTTGAAGAGCAGCTTTAACACCTTCTCCAAATGCCTTGGCAGCGTTACCGACACCTTCGAATACAGATTTAATGGCACTACCAACAGACTCAATAATAGAGCCGATACCTTGGAGTACTGACTGTATTGCTTGTCCAATTCCTTGGAATATAGAAGAAATGGCATCACCAATACCTCTAATAACATTCGCAAATCCATTAATTGCCCCAACAATACCATCTATAACAGATTGTACAATAGACGCAATAGACATGAATAATGTTTGTAATGTATTAAAGAATGATTGGATTGTATTACCAATTGTGGTAAATACAGACTCTATAATCTGTACAATTTGTATAATAACATCAGCAATAGATTGAACTATTGAGGTTATAGACTGGAATAACTGGACAAGCACATCAGCTACAGATCTGATTATGCTAGCCAAACCTTCGAACAATGCAATAAGAGTTGCAGCGATAGGTTCTAAAATAGGGGCTAGAATATCAGATAGACCTTTAAGGATATTTATGATAAAGTCCACAACGGGTTGTAGTACTTTCACAATTCCCTCGAGCAAAGGTCCGACTAATTTCTCTAGAAGAGCCAAACAGATATCAAGGATAATCTTGAACAACTTTTCTAATGCCGGAACTAATTTGTCTTTGGTCTTGGTTAATGAGTTTGCAATAGACTCTGTTAATTTAATGGCAATCTCAATACCTGTTTGTACCAAAATATCCGCATTTTCCATAACAGATTTTGCAAATTCAGTTAACAACCGAACGGCTGCTGAGAATAATTGTGGCATAGCCTCCGCCATACCATTTAAGAAATTGGTAATTAACTCAACTCCGGCTTTAACTATATCTGGTAATAGTTCGGCAAGCCCGTGTAAGAAGTTTCTAACTATCTGCACACCCGCAACAACCATAGACGGGCCTCTAGCAGCTAATGTTTGCATAGCCACATCAAGGCCTTCGACAATTCCTTTGAATGCTCCAGGTGCAACTTTTGCTAATGTTGCCAATGCTGTTGCAAATGCTAGGAAACCTAGACCAGCAATAAGAATAGATGATGCGGCTAGAACACTAGACACCCCAAAGCTTAGAAGAGCTCCAGATAAAGCAGCTAAACCGCCTGATAATGGTCCTGCTAACGCAGCAGCACCTAGTAATATCGCTAAGTTACCAGCAAGCGCAAGTAATCCGACCCCTACAGCGACGAGGTTAAGTGTCGATAACATGTAAATTGGAACTGCTAATAAAACTAAGGAAGCTGCTAGAAGTGCTAGTTTACCAGCAGCTGAAGCAGGTAGGGCCGAAATAGCTTTCATCGCTATACCCAACGATGCCATGACAGCAACCATAGCAACTGTTGCAGCAAGGATACCTTGCCAAGGTTGTGCTGCTACTTTGGATAATGACTCTCCGGCAGCATAAAGAACTGCAGATAATGCTACCAACTCACCAACATCACCATCAATATTGGAAGTTTTCTTTAATACTATGATCAACATCGCCATAACAGCTACTATAGATCCCATTGCCAAAAGTACACCTTGCCAGCTAAGAGCAGCTACTTTTTCTAGAGTCTCACCTATTGCCCGTAACAGACTCGCAAACGATCCTAGGATACCCGCAGTGGCCACTGCTTGTTGCACAGTGCCTGACGTCTTAGATATAATAGCCGAAGCGGCAGCAACAGAAAGTAATACTCCAGCAACAGCAGCGGTAGAGGCTAATAAATTAGCGGGTTTAAGGTTAGCTAGTTGTTGGAGTCCCTGCATCACCACAAATAACGTAGTAACTAATGCTACCAATGTTATTAGAGCTGTAGGATTTAACTTGACTCGTTTCAACATATGTGAAGCACCGATAAGAATGCCCAAAAGAGCAGTAATTCCAGCAAAACCTTGCACCAGACCCATCGGATCCATATCAGCAATCTTCTTAATAGCCAATGTCATTAAGAAAATACCACCAGAGAATGTGATCATGGAGAACACCGCCGTAATACTTGGCTTAGCACCTTGTAATGCATATGATGCAGCAATTAAACCAGCTATCATAGCTGCTACTGCGGTCATAGCAATTCCTAGACTATCTAGAGGTAATTTAGCTAGTGGTAATATAGACTGTGTTAATATAAACACAGAACCAGAAAATGCAATAAGACTAAAAATAGCAGTCATATTAACTTTAACACCAGATAATACTCTAGTTGCTCCGGCAAGAACTGCTAGTAAAGCACCTACACCAGTCATAGCCGGTATAGCTCTTTCTGGATTGATTTCGGCGATATCTTTAACTGATGATACCAATCCTTTTATCGCTATTACGAAAGCAATCATTCCGAACATTGCGCTCATTTTGATCTTAACACCGCTCATCATTCGAGAAGCTAAGACCAAAGCACCCATCAATCCGATAACGCCAGTAAATCCATCTACTAGTCTTGCCGGATCCAGTCGAGTGACGTCCGCCATAGCCGAAACTAAGACTTTCATCATCAACGCCATAGTTATCATCGAGAATATTGTAGAGATGGGGACTTTAACGCCCTTCATCAACTTCATAGACATTGACATAGCCATCATTAGTCCACCAACAGCCAATGCGGATCTTATCATTTCTTCCCATGAGAAATCTTTCAACGCATTCATTGCTGAGGCTAATATTCTCAAAGCTAGAGCCATTCCGATCATTTGGAATATAGATGTTTGCGCTTGTCCAGCTCTAGCCATACCTTTCATACCCATGACCATGATTTTCATAGCTCCGAATAATCCAAGTAAAGCATTACCTACTTGTTCGGTATCGAGTTCTGCTATTTTCTTCATAGCACTAGCAAGTATTTTCATAGAGAAAGCCAGAGCCAACATTGTGGTAGCACCGCCCTTAGGCATACTTGCCGCAATTGTAGATATCTTTTTCATTCCCGACATTAAAATCAAGAATGCTCCACCTACACCAATAAGCCCTCTAGAAAGAGATGGCATATCCATTTCGGATAACTCTTTGATAGACAGAGTTAAAATACCCACAGCTGCTGCGATAAGTAGTAACGAGGTAACATTTACCATATTAGTAAATGCATTCAATGATTTACCAAATCCATCGAAAATTTCTATGAAACTATCTTTAAATGACTTAGCATCATCTGTGAATTTACCCAATACTTCTTTGATATTACCAAAAATCTTATCGACAAGACCTTCTTTTAGACTCGTCCCTTTGATATATTTGTCAATAGCAAATAAGCTGACAATAGCAGTTGCTAAATCAGCAGCATGGATATCTTTAAGGAATTCTCCGATCCCTTTAACAAACCCTTTTAATTCGCCATAAACTTTACCTAGAAACTCGCCTATCTTACCGAACGTATTTCCGAGAGCATTCATTACTCCAGAAGCACCATCGGATACATAGGTTTTTAGTTTATCAAAGAATCCTCCTTCGGCATTGAACTCTGGAATCTTGAATTCTTTGAACTTCCCAGTAATAGCGGAAAATGCACTGCCAATAAGATCAAAGACCCCTTTGATAATCGCACCCATAGATTTAAATAAACCAACGGATTTAATGGATTGTTCTAACTTTTCAGTGAACTCTCTAATTTTACCAGTAACATCAGCAAGCGTTCCAGTAAAATCTTTAAAACCGGACCCGTCTCCGCCAGTAAATGCTGAGAAAAACTGTCCGATTATGGTTACAGCTATCTTGAATATAGATGTAAGTATACCGAATACGTTTCCGATGGTCTTACCGATATTGACAAATCCAGTCATAACGTTGTTTGATTGTAGCAACCCATTTAAGAATTGAGTAATACCATCAGCAATTTGTTTAAATGTTAGGATTAATCCATTTCCAGATCCAGAAACAGAACTAATACCCGAAGCTACTTTTCCAAGTACTGTACCGACAAATTCAAATGCTGTGCCGAATGCTCTACCAATGGATTTTAAAGTCCCTTGGATATATACGTTTTCGGCTAATGATTTAGTAAAATCTCTAAATTTGAAAGTCAACTGAGTTAGTACAGCAGCAGATTCTTGATATGTCCCGATTACATCACGGAATCCTTCTCGCAAACTAGATAATGAATTAACAACAAATTTAATTGAGTTAGTAATACCATCAAACAATGCTTGTTGTCCGCCCATATCTTTCCAGGTTTTCAACATAGCATTTCGATAGTTACCAAGTGAACGTTCCATTTCTAGAACGGTATCGAAATATGTTCCTTGGTCGTCTTGTAAAAATGGATTTACAATATTACCAATATTGGTCCACATTGATTTGGCTTCTTCGAATCCACCAAGCAAATATTCCCAAGATTGAGCCCATCCAGAACCAATCGCTTCTTGAACAGTATCCACTAATTGTCCAAACGACTTAACTTCCGTGGCTGCCTTGAGCATTTGTTCATCGATAGACATTTCCTTCAAAGTCGCAATTAAGACTTCAGAAGTTAACCATCCATCTTTCAATGAGTCACGGAAAGATTTAGTAGTGTCACGAGCTTGGCCCATTTTCTCTGCCATAGCGGTCAATCGATCTTGGAACAGTTTACCACCCATACCAGCATTTACTACAGAGTTCCAGTCCTGAAGACCTACTCTACCAGATGCTAGTGCTTGTGATAACTGATACATTGCCATTGATGCTTGTTGGGTGTTTGATCCTGAAGCGGCGGCCAAGTTTGAAATACCTTTTATCGCAGTGGCAGAATCTTCCAATCCTACACCAGCCGCAGTAAAGGTACCAATATTTCTTGTCATATCAGCGAATGAGTAAACCGTCTTATCCGCATATTGGTTAAGGTCTTCCAAGGTTTTGGAAGTCTTACGCATACGCATTGTTTGGTCTGGAATTTCCCATTCAGTATTTGTCATGATAGTTTGAATTGATCCGAGCTTATCTTTATACTCAGTCAAACCATCCATAGGTCCTCTAAAGAATTGAGACCCAAATTGTATTGCTCGTTGCATCATGTTTCCGAGCACATTACCCATAGCAATATCCATAACAGAAAGTGAATTCTGAACGGATGCAGATGCATATGAGAATGCACTAGTCAAAGGATTTAAGTTAATCCCACTAGCTCTAGCATTTAGTTTATCAAATTCCCCAGAGGTTCTCGAAAAACTGTTACCGTCATCCGTCTTTCTGAATATACTTTTCAAACGAGCAAGAATACCTCCAGTTTTACTAGTCTTACTAGCAATATCGGTATTCATCTGATCAATAGATCTACCAGCACCGCTAGTATCCATATTATCAGTATTTCGTTTAAAGATATTTCTAAGACGAGATAATAGGCCATTCGATTTTTCTGTTGAACTTGAAATTGCCTGATTCATTTTAGCCATGTCCTTAGCAACATTATCAGCAGCACCTTTTCCGCTAACTTTAGCGAATGCTGCTTTTAGCTTATCTAATGCCGACATTGTGTCTTGAGCATTTTTAGTAAAGCCCTTATTATCTAAGGTGACTTTGGCAATTTTTTCATCAACATATCCTGCCATATTGTCTCCTATTTAATCATTTCTTCTAAAATTTTACCTACGCGAGATGACCATACATCATTTATCGCTTGGGTAATATATGGTCTAGGTGAAACATACCCTCCGGTTCCTGTTCCATGACCATAGTGAATTATTCGAGCAATCGAAACTCCCTTGTTTATGTTGGAGTTTGTTATCTCTATAACAATATTGTCGCCATTTTGATTGATTGTGTAATCCCAAGAAGAAGCAGTCTTTCCACTACCAACGGGAGTTGTCTCCGACAATCTATTAGTTAGCATCTTAGCTAACTCTTCTGCAGGACCGGAATTCTGTTTCTTAACAGTACGTTTCAACCAAGCTTCAATATTGTTGAAATCTCCGCTAGATGTTATTTGCATTCTGTTTCTCCTTCACTTCCATCTCTTTATACAATCGAGCTTCTTCGGCTCGTCGTTGTTCGATGATAGATCTTTGCTCGTCCATAGCTTCAGTTTTAGACATCTTCTCTGGAGGAGCTTGTAATGAGTTAACAGTATTAATCAATAACATTAGCTTATTTAGATTTCTATTTTCCCATTCAAATGGTATTCCATTAATAGCCATATGAGCATATAGTATCTCTGAGGTAAACACGGACTGTCTTTGTCCAGCTTTAGACTTCTTTTTACTTTTAGGTAAGACCGTTGCTGATGGTACATCCTTATAGACATATTGTATGATTCTGTTATACTGATCAACATCTAACCGGTTAAAGTCAAAGCTCTTATCAGTACACATTATCTTAATAAAATCTAAAAGTTCGTCATCAGTAAGATCCTTGTTATCAAGAAATCTTTTCTTATGTTTTGATTCCCACTCATCCAAATTCTTGAGAGTGTATCGAAATTCTACTTTTTGCTTAGGCCTATCAATGAATCTTTGGTTTTCTTCATCAAAAAGCGACAAAGAGTCAACTTCGATATATAAGAAATCGTGTTTCATAGATCATACCTCAATTTAAAAAAAAGCCGATGAGTAATTCCCATCGGCGAAACGATTAGCCTTGTTCTAATGCTTGTTTATTAACGAGTTCATCCAATCCTTTAATAGATGAAAGAATTCCTTTAACAAATGTTAGCATAGAGGTTTCGTTTTCATGAAGATCTTCGATCAATTGACCAAACGCAAGAGATTGTCCAAATTCATCGCGAACTTCTTTGTTCTTGACGAACCGGTCACCTTCGCGTTTACCATAGGCGGAAAGGATAAGATCCTTGAGGAGAGCGTACAAAGCGGTCAAATCTTCGTTCTTTTGAATTTCGTTAATACGAGCTTCAATCTCCTTACCGCCATGTCGTCCTTGGAATTCAATCAGCTCAATACGAGTAAGATTGAAATATTCTTCAGTGGTCACTGGACCGTCAAAACCTTCATAATTGATTTTTTGCTTTAACATGTAGTTCTCCTATTCGATTAATTATTTAAGCAAGTTGATAACTTCTGCTGGTGTAGGAAGTGTAGCATTTCCTGTTTCATCACCATAGACTTTAGCAATGAGCTTCTTCCATTTAGTAGCTTCAACTTTAGTAGAATCAACAGTGATTACTGAAGTTGGTTTAAATCCTGGAACGTCTACTGGTGTAGAAGTAATTGACCATGATGGATTTGCTGGTTCTGGACTATCAGACACTGTTTGGTGTTGACGTTCAGATGGAGCAGCTTTACATCCATACCACAAGTGAAGTTTTGTACCGTATTCATTGAATTTAACTTCGTTACCAATGATTGATTGGTATGCGAATCCAAATGGACGACGGTTTTGTTGGTGAGCGTTAGCACCTGCTACGATTTCAGCCATACCATCACATTGGTCGAATTCTTTAGGTGAGCTAAACGCTTCGATAGTACCTTCGAAGTTTTCTGCACCAGTCAATGAAAGGTATTTAATGTTATCAGCGTATTGGTCATTCGCTTCAGCACCACTTGGAGATTCTTGAACGTTAGTCAAACCATTCCAAGCAACACCTTGGTTGTATGTACCAGTGTCGCCCATAACGAACAAGACACCTTTGGAAACACCAGTTTCATAAATACGAGAACCAGTTTCAAGATATTTAAGTTCAGCCATTATTTAAATCCTCCTAATAGCTTTGTGTTATAGTAAGAATTGAGTGATACAAATTATCAATAACATAGTTTGAATCAAATGTAACATTTTGGAATTTCTCCATAATATCTTCAACTACCGGCGAATCTGGTAGTTTAGAAATGACTGTTACCTGATACATGTCTCTATGAAAATACCTAACGTCATCAGCAAACCTAGACTGCTTGTCAGAAAGCTTATAGATGACGCATGGGTATGTGATTTTTGTATTTGACGTCGAATTATAGTAGAGAGCGTAGCCGTGTTCTTTTAAAACTTCACGGAGTTTCTTATCCAGAAAATCTCGACGATTTTTAACCATTATAGACTCCTCCTAATGTAATGTGAATTCTTGGTGATTTAATATCGAAAGACTCAACTTTCCATTTAACACCATTATATTCCACATATTTTAGATTTGCAATGTTGCTCATGAAGAACTTATTAATAACAAGGGAGATTCTGTTATTGTTTAGCAAATTATCATTAGTGGATTTGTCGCTATTTTGATTACGCCAAGTCTGACTAAGAAGCTCTCCGCGAAACTTCTTGGTCACGACTTTACTCTCGAAAACGCTGGGCATGTCTTCGCGCTCGACTTGATCAAGTTCAAACCCAGCGATGCCCGTTAGCTTCATGATTAGCCGCCAGGAACTACAGCTGCAGCTTCTTTAGGTGTGAAGTACACAGCCGCTTTAGCACGTACAAGAGCACCTGAAAGACGAGCTTCAATCAAGTATTTCTGCTTGTTGTAGTCGATATCGAAGTCTTCGAATGAAGTCACTTGACCGCCTTGGTTTGTGCCTACTTGGTAGTCTGCCAAGTTAACCATGATCATTTCATCTTCCTTCAAGAAGTTAGTTTCAACGATTTCTTTAACACCAAACAGTGAAGCGAGGTATTCTGTAGTAGCAGGTTGTTGTCCGCCGAATACCCATTGTTCGTTCTTGTTACGCAAGAAGCGAAGTTTAACCAAGAATGTTGGGTTTACATACAGGGTTGGAGTTCCTGAACCATGCATCTTAGTCTTTTGGTTAGCGACAGTTTCGAAGATATCAAGCAATACTTTAGAGTCGTATTTGGTCTTGATTGTGTAGAAGTCGTCATCTTTAGAGATTGGACGAATCTTAGTTTCATCGATCTTGTCTTGTGAGCCAGTAGCACGTCCGTCCCCTACAAGGATTGCTTGAGCGATTTCGTCGTTCAGTTTCATACGCATTTCTTGTTGGAAGAAAGCAGCGACGTTCAATTGTTGACCCATGTCGATAGCATCATCACGGTCGATTGATTGTTTCTTGTAGATTGTCTTAGGATCTGTCTTACGAGTAAGGAAAGAAATGATTTGTTCTTTCTTTTGGTTACCCTTGATGTAACCTTTGGCACGAAGATTTTCTTCAGAAAGGTCTGACAGGTCTGACATGATAGATTTAACAAAAGCAGTAGGTACTTTTGTAACAGCTCCAAGAATATGTTCGGTGGCAGTGTTATTAGAGTAAATTACTTGTACTCCGCCGCCAGTAAGAGTGTGTTCTGGGAACAACAATTCAACATTGTTCATTGAGTGTTTCAGTTCGTCTTGTCCCATTTCAGAAAGAACATGAGAAACTTTGCGACCTGATTCTTGAGCAATTTTCATTGCATGAGTAAGTTGATCTTTGATAGTAGCAGCTTGGCTATGAGTGAGAGTATCACCTTCGAAAGCGTTAAAATGCATTAACTTTTCTCCTTCATTGTCTTTTTGTTCAATTTCAGCTGGAGTATCTCCGTCTTCAGCTGGAGTATCGTCTTCTTCTGCTGGCGTAGCAAGTTCTTTTTCGATTTCGCTAAGTACTTCTTCAGCAGCAGCATCCGCAGCACTTTCAGCAGCAGCGTCGACAATAAGAGCAACGGCTTCTTGTTGTTCTGGGGTAAGTGTTTCCAAAACTTTGTCGAGCTCGGCGGTTGCTTGACCTTCTTCAGCATGCTGAATACGATCTAACAACGATGGTTTACCCTTCGCTTCGCCGATAAGAATATCGCGAGCAGAATGGATGATTTCATTAGATTCCATAATGATGGTTTCCCCTTCCTCAGGATTTTCGGAATGTCGAATGACTTCCGTAATTACAGCACCAGGATTTGCCCCGGCAATTACCAATGATACTTCATAGATATTACCATGAATAACGTCATTAGATGGCGTACGCTTGATACGGTTAGCCCCAATCGACATTGACATGACATCTCCATGTAGTACCAACTCTTTAGCAGCTTCAGCATTTGGTGTAGAGTTGAAGTACCCTTCACAATACATGCCTTCACTGTCTTGATGGAGTATTACGTGTCCAATGACGTTTTCTGGGGTGCTAGGATCATGCGACCAAACTAGCGGAACCTTTTTACCGTCATTATCCTCGAAAGCTCCATGCTTGATAGTGACTCCATCGGTACAACGCAAATCATTTCGTGTTGCATACCCGGCGAAGTCATAAGATGGATGAGTTCCCATGTGTGTCCTCCTATTTTATTTGCTTGGATTTTGAAGTTTCTTACTGTTCTTCGGGAGGATAGTAACCCTCTTCAGTTTCAGCATAATCTCCTTCAGGGGACTCAGCAGACCCAGGCAAAGAATACCCTTGATTAGAATCCGCAATGTTACGATTATATAGTTCATTAGCCAAAGGATTGGATGATGGACCATAACCAATAATAGCGCGGAATTCATTAGGCGTAAGAATAGAATTTCGAAGAAGCGTATCACCGATGGTTGCTAGCTGTTCAGTAGGAACGAGTTTGAATGGATCAGTATATGTCACAATACGATGTCCTTGTGTGTATCCTGTTTTAGTGATATACTTTCTTTGGAATTCTTCTTGTATTCTTTTAGTAATCGGCTCGATAGTACGTGTATAATAGTTTTGCATTTCCGAAGCGGATGCAGTACCATTAAATACGTTCTTAGTAAGACCGATTTGATTTAGAAGTTCTTCAGTTAAATATTTAATCTCCTCCATAAGTGTAGAAGAAATTTGTCTAGTTAACTGAGTGATCTTCTCTTCGGACGAAATGTATGCAATACCAAGATTGGAATCTTTTAGCTGATTTTCAATCGCTTTTATACGATTTTCGGCTTGGTCTTTGTAAACATCTGCCCGAGTAGGATATGGTAATTGGAGAATCATGTTCAAACGATTAGATACCAACTCCAAATCCTGTTTGTCCAAAATTGATAACTTTTGGATCAATCGATCCATAGTCGGATTTTCATTTCCGAGAATGGAGTTCAAAGGATTCTCGATAATCGCTACCATTTTCTTAGGCACAATTATTTCAGAGAAGTCTCCTTTGTTTTCGTTATATACTCGAACACGTATTCTTGTAGGATACCATTCGAGAACCTTTCCCACCCTCATAGATGAGATATTATACGAATCAGACGTACTGGGATCTATATCAGCAGTCATAGGAACCACAGCAACTACACCCTCATCAAATAGAGAGAATACTAGGTCATGGAAAAAGTCCGTACTAGTCTGGTCAATATTAGCTTCTACTTCAAACAAACGTTGTAAACTAGATGTTTGAACAATTTGATTTTCAGTAGAGTCGTCAGTACCATAATTTACGATCTTGACATGCTGATATGTTACCATTGAAGCATCCATAGCAATCCTATTAAAGATCATTGATGCGATCGAAGATCGTTTATATGTCCTTTGTGGAATTGTACTATTCGGATTTAACGCTCGCGGTTCAAAGGTTTGCTGATACTTAGGATCGGTTTCCCTAAGACTGGGTTCGTTTGGCTTCTTTGCAAACATACTCCAAGCATGTCTGACGTTATCCATTATTCCCATATTGCTCCTTCGTTGCGATTTAGTCAAATAGATCTCTGTGGCGGGTATAAGCCACCCAAGCATCTATTAAGGCAGCTACATTATCGATCTTCTCGGATGCTCTCCGTTTAGACAATTTGTAGTTACCATTGTTGTCTTGAAGTGCGACAGCGTTACCCATCGCAAACTTCATTAGTTCTTCATCGAATATTAACATTCGATTTGAAGCTAGATTTTTAAGTTCACCCATAGGTACACTTTCGGTTTTAGCGCCTTGAATAACTTTTTCGATACCGAATTCACCATTATCTCGTATCCATCGTTGAACGAAGTCTCGAGAATTGTATGGGTCATAACCTAGAGTATAAACAACATATTTATGTTCCAAAATGAAGTCATAAAGGTCGTCGTATACTCTATTCATATCTAAAAGTACTCCAGGTATAACTACCAGCGTACCTTCTGCTATCAATTCGTCGTATTTATTACGCATCGCAGCAGTGAGTTTCTTTAATTTGGCTTCAGATACATACGATTTAGTTTTGACACCAAATCGACCGTATCCAATTGGAAACAAAAACGTGAATGCACAGAAGTCATCACCTTGAGATAAGTCAGCGCCCATTGAGCAGACGAGGCCATCAAAGTTCTGAGGTCTGTGTAATTCTGTTTCTTCATAGACAAAGAAATATGTGAAACCTTCAACAGGAATACCGAACCTTTTAGCAAGGATATCGGCTCTTGTTGCTGGTTGAGTCTCTGCCCGTTCAACATCGGCTTGATATGTTTCGTAAGAAACTGTCACACCGAGGTTAGGATTTGCTTTAAGCCAGGTCTCTGGATACGGAACCTCACGAACATCGTCCAAACGATAGTACCATATAGATACATGAGGATTGTTGTATCGACCTTCTAGTATGTCCATTAACTCCATTTTGATTGTATCCCCTACACCGTTCCGGGCTGTACCTTCTGATGAAGTAGAGACAATCAAATAGTTGGTGTTCTTGGACGCCCCTTGTTCTATAGGGCCTATAACGTCTTCACGAATCTCTCCCGAGAGCCATTCATCTACAGAGGCATACTTACAACGCAAACCTTGAAGTCTATCCGTCGACATAGGTCTGACTTCCAATAGACTGTTTGTGGCAAAATTCTCTATACCCTTCTTCGTACTACTTAACAACTGTTTCTGTTGCATATTACCTGTCATCTTAGATCCTTCAACCATATATCTGATCAATGGACCTTTTGCTCGAGACAAGGCTGTACGAATAGGAGCCATAATTTCTTCGGCCTGTTTCATTGTTGGTGCTGTGACTATCTGGTGAGTAGTCGACGGGTCAATCAATAACATATACGTCTGTAAGAACGTAGAATACAATGATTTAGCAGCACCACGTCCGACTATAAGGAATTGTTTCCTAGTTAGTCGTTTCATTCTTTTGCGCATTTCCCATCTACCCGTCTTAGGGTTAAATATGCGATCATTACTTTCGTAATACCAAGCCAAAGCATCTTCGGCCCATACACGAAATGATGGTAACAATGTAACATCACTACCATCGGTTAGAGTCATTTCATCCTCGCAAAATCGAACAAAGCCCTCAATAGCTTGATCATCATAGAAATAATCCGGAGACTCAATCAGGAAATCGATTCGATTCATTTGTAATGATATCCATCGATTGACTGGGATCTCACCTCTCAAGACTTGTTCTTTGAATTTGCTATATTCCTGAGGATATGCTTTGTTAGATAACACTCAGACTAATACCTCCTTACTAAATTACGTGTTCATCCAAGTATTGATATCTTTAGCAATAGTTCTTACAGCGTCAGGATTTTTCTTAAGATACGAAGTTCCTTCTTTGATCGCAAGTCTGCGAGTATCTTTAATTGTATCGGTAATTAGCGTCTTACCAATATCCTTAGCAAAGCTACTATTGTTCTTAGGTTTCTCATGGATCTTAGTCGTACGTTTAACTTGCTCTGCTAAGTCATTTTCCAGACGTAGTCTATCGACAGCACGTTTTAGATCTCTATCAGAGATGCTAGCCCGTTGTGCATATTTATGCTTCCACTGACTAGTACGAGCTTTACTGACTTTAGCATCAACTTTACGTTGTTTTCGTCGAGCTAGACGTTCACGAACACGTCTAAAACCCCATTTCATTCCTTTTACTCCAAAGTGCTCAATGATTTCTTCAGAACTTCCGGATTGAACGGCGTGTAACACTTCATCAAGGTTCATATGAATTGTACCGCTCCTTCTGCATAGTGATACGAACAGCAGTCCGATCACGTGATTTTTCTAATGAGGTTAAAACTGATCCCACGGGTGGATCAAACACGATTCGCAAGCTCAAGTTTATAAATGTCTTAACTAACCGAAGTAGGTTTGTATCATTAATCTTAAGCAATTGTTCGTATTTTGAATCTTTGGTAAGGACGAAGTCCTCCTTGACATAAGTCAGCTGCGACAGTTCACCGATTAGTCCATCTAGTTCTAATAGTAAACGATCATCGAAACCATCGTCCTCAGCAACCGCAAAATCCAGAGTTTCTTTAACCTCAGATAAGATGGTTGTTTCTGACATTTGTCACCTCACCATAAGTTTGTGTCTCCAGGTTTTCTTTCAACTAACTCTTCAACCCTTCTACCGTAATGGATGATGTTATGCGTCTCTATGGACGTCGAAATTAGTAAATCCGGGTTTAAAAGTAAGTCTTCATTCCAATCTAGTATATCATCTTCCACTAATGGAATCATATGATGTACTATGATTGGTCCCTCGATAGGAACTCCTGGACAACCCAAGTCATAACCCATATCTCTGGCAATAATTTCTTCACGAAGATTACGCCACATCCTTGACTTATAAAATGGATTTGAAAACTGTCGAGGGGATACATAGCCCTTATCAAACAAAGATAGGTAATTCAATCGATCACCCCATTCTTTGTGGGCAGCCATGTCGTTATATGATAAATTCAGATCATCACGAGTAAGAATACGTTTCTCAGTCGAATGTATCTGACGGGGCATAACCTCGAAGTGCATTAAGAACCTCCTCACTATCTCCTCGACCTTTGACTTCAGTTTCTATTTGAGAAACCTTACTTGCATTAAGTTTGTTCTTAGATCTAAGATTTTCAAGCGCCAACTCGTTTTCCACAGTACCATATCGTAACAATACGTTTAAAGTACTTGGAGCAATAGTTCCAGCACGAAGTTGTTCTTCTGCTAAATCTACAGCTAACGTTGTAAGTTGGTTCATACGACCTTCTGGCGTAGCCGCTTTCTTTAGTTCAGGAATTTCTTTCTTTCTCCGAGGCATATATTATCCCTCCTTGTTAAGTTTACCCTGAAGCTTACGCAATTCGGCTACAGCGTTTTCGATATAGTCTTCCGCTTGATCTTCAGTCAACTTGATACCTACTTCTTTCGCATAAGTAGCAAGCTTACGAAGAGCTTCAGCTTTCTTGTCAGCGTTATTAACAAGTTTAAGCTGCTCGAGACTTGTAACGATGATTAGTGCGCGATCTGCCAAGTTGATAAGGTTGCGGTTATGAGTAATAGTACCAACATAACGAACCAATTGGATAACAACTGGGGCCACGATAATCAGTAAGGTAATGTAATTAACAATATCATTGACTGTCATTGTCTAGACCTCTTCCTTCTTGTCTTTTTTCTTCCACATAATCATGAACAACACGACTAACATATGAATTATATCCTTTCGATGAGTAGGTATCATACAAAGCTAATACCTCTTGAACGGATAATCTATCTGAATGTATACCCGTGATTATTTGTATTCGTAAAAGTTCTCGCTCAGTATCCTTTTGGTACTTCTCTACTGAAGTTGTTAAGTTCTGAATGGATGCTTTTAGACCTGCTAGTTCATCATTTTGCGTTTTCTCCAAATTAGCCCATAATTTTTTGAACACTTTTGTGCCAAAACCTATGATGCTTCCTCCTATACCAATATAAAACCCTATCTGCGTTAACACTTCAGGAGATAGTACCCACTTCATTAGTTCTATGAAGTGATCTTGTACCGTGTTCGGCATTACTTTGATCTCCTTGTTGAATAGTTTGACCACACAAAGACCCCAATTTCAGGATAAAAATCACTCCGGAGCTATTTTTGAGTGGTGGGGCGATGCATAGAGGGAAGGAATGTAATGACCCCTCCCCCTATGGCTGCGACAGATTTTTATTTTATATTTTATTCTGTCGGTTGCCGAATAGGAGTTTTGGTAGTTGGTTTGATTGTGGTCCAAACATTTTCTATAGGACCATTGTCAACAATCCAATTGATTGCTGCTGCTTGTACACCAAGCTCTTCAGTGATGTCGAGCAAGTCATCAGTGTTGCCCATGACAAAAGCTAATAGCTCAGGTGTATTGTAGTCATTGTCTGTATCATACTTGTACCATTCATCCCATTGAGTAAAGGGATTGTATGGATTGTCATACGTTGTTAGCATGACATCAAGTACTTCATCGTACTGTTTGTCCATTGACTACCTCCTTTACTCTACGATGTTCTGGATGGAACTAACTGATAGACCAAGAGCTTCAGATACTTCAGCATAGCTGTGTCCATTACGAAGCATGGCCTTGGCTCTACTTGCTTTGGCTAATGAGATAGACTCACTCTTACGAGGAGTAGCTAACTGCTTAAGCCTGTCTGCATCTGAGTACCTGATGATCTGTGTTAGTTTGTTAGTAGACACAGCTCCAGCTTGAATAGCTTCCCACTCATCATCGTCAATGCTAATCCTTACCTTCTTACCAGAAGCTCCAACTTGTACACGAGCTGCTGCAATAGATTGTTGCTTAAGCTTCTTAAGTTGGTCTGGCTGCATGTCGGGAGTTCGTTTAGATGCAATGGTTCTGTTAGCAATCAGTTGAGCTTGGCGTTCTTTAGGAGCATTCATAAGAGCATCACTAAGTTTCTTGTCTAATGACTCTAACTGAGGTCTGTACTTAATCTTCGCTTCCTTACTGATGTGCATGTTAGGAGTCTTGTCTACTAGATCACGACCCTTTTGTTGTAGCTTACCAAGAGCATTTATATAATTACCATACATGTTCTCGATAGGCGTACCAGAACCTAGCTTCTTAGCATCATCGACCATATCAACAATAGCTTTCTCTGTTCCTTTCTTACGAACAGTTTTAGTAATTGTTGGTTTGAGTCTTGGGTTAGCTGCCAATTGTTCAGGGGTACGGTGTCTTTCCACCTTCTCTGTTTCAGATATCTTTCTCTTAGATAAGGAAATAAGAGTGGATGCCCCAGTCCCTTTGCTACCAGTTAAAATATTAGTATGCAATTGGTATTTCTTTTTAAGAGATGTAATATCATTTTCTCTTTCAGATCTCTTATAATCAAGACTATGTTTCTCTGCATCAATAACAACCATTGAATGTCGTACTGCACGAGCGATCTCTGATTGTGATGCGTTCTTAATAGTCATGTCAGTAATAAGATTAGATACCTCTCCCATTTGTTTTTGGGTATCGATCTTTGGAGGCTTAGGAGTATAATAAGCTTTGGTATCAAAGTTCTTTAACTCCTTCAATGAGCGAGCAGTTTTAATTTGACCCTTGTTGTTTGGAATAACCATAACAGAGTCGCCATCAAAGTCTGCCCCTGAAAGTTTAGATGCAACAGATGAATCTATACCAATGGCATCTTTGGCATTGCGCATAAATTTAGCTGCACCACTTCCAAGTTTATTATTAACAGTTAGTTCTGGTAATTCAAATCTTCCTCCATGAGGATAACGAACGAGTACTACTTTCTCACCATTCTTAAATGATGGAGCATATACTTCGTTAGCTTTGATACCATCGAGAGGTAATAACACTTTACCTTTCATTCGATCGAACCCTGTTAATTTAAGAGACTGTCGTTTCGAATCTAAGCCGTCAATAAAATCATTCATCAATGCTTTCTTGACTACCGGATTCGTTAACTTAGAAATCTCTTCGTACTCTTTCTTAAGTTTATTGTATGTTGTTTCAATACGATCCTTAACAAGAGCAGGTGGTTGTTTAGATAAGAACTGAGAAGATAAAGTTTTAGACCAGGAATTCCAGTCGCCTTCTTCATTAACCTTATTGATTGCACCTTTCTGTCCACCTGGTTTAATAGTTGCACCAAATGGATTATCAGGATCATCTTTCAAAGTTTTCAGTACTTTCTCTGGAGGAGTCCCTCGTTTCTTATTGGTGTTGAAAATAACATCGACACCTTTTGGAAAGTCTTTTGGATCTCCATAAACAGCCATCCCTTTAAGATAATGAGTTCCACCAACTCCGATGCGAACCTGGGCATAATGAGAATTACCTAGATCAAGATCCTTAACTCCAGGTCTCAACTGCATTACCCCATCTTTTGCCGTGCCACCATCTTCATCGTACTTAATTCCCACCCGTTTCCAATCAAGGTGCTGAATAGGCTTAAGTCCTAGTTGAGACACACCATTTTCATCTTTGTAAATAAGAGGTGGTGTAATCTTATCTCTGTTTTGTCGTACTACAGAAATATCAGGTTCTTTAGACAAGACCTTCATCTCTACCCAGTGAGCGTCATTGGTTGCGTTCTTAACATAAATGTTGTGAACATGATAACCTTTTTCTTCTAACTGTTGCGTAGCACGTTTAAGCATGCTATCATTAATACCAAGTTGTTGGGCTGAGCCAGAACCAATATCAATGTAATCATACTTACCTACCAGTTTCTCCAAGTCACCTTTGACTTGTTCCATTCTGGTAACATTATGTTTAACCTTGGCATTTAAGTTCATACGAACAGTAGATTCAGGGATACTCAGTTGTCTAGATATCTCAATTGATCCGAATCCTTTATCTGCTAATTCATTGATTCGAGAGATGTTGTTCTTACGAATCTCTTGTTTAGCGATATTGTTCCGCTTACGAAACTCTGTTGTAGATATGCCAAGTTTGTTCGCTATTTCCGTGTCTGTCAATCCGGTCTTGCGGTATTTAGCCACAACATCGGACCAGCCAGTGGCACGTTGGTATGAATTATCTCCGGAACCCCAAGCATAGCGACCACTGTGAGGAACGGAGCCTTGATGTGGAGTTCCTCTATGTTCGAGGTACTCTTGTAAAGTTTCCGACATCATTCACCTCACGGTTTGTTTTCAAGTAATGCTGAGAATTCCTTAATGCTATGCATAATATCATAGACATCTTCGGGCTCAGGAATTACTTCATCAATGTTATCCCCTTGATAAATACGTAGAATCATGTCTGTCTTTTCGGGTTTGACAGAATACTCAAGACAGAAATATGCAGCATACACTAACAACTGTTCCATCTTTGGTTTAGTCACACCTGTTTTTAAATCATGAATACGTAGGAATCCACGAGGATTATCTTTCTTTGGAGGATCATATCGAATAGCATCCGCAGTACCAAATGCATAAGGACTGTAAAATAAAAGGACTTCACTGTCCATATTGAATCCTATCGCATCATTAACAAAATTGGCTAAGGCCGGATGCGTATGTCCAGGCAATAACCTAATTCGTTTGTTGATGGCTTCAGATGCAAATTCGTGTAACTCCGTTCCCCGTTGTTTCGCTAGCTCGTTTTCAAATCGACTAACTACTTTCTCGGGAGTATAATTTATCCAGTGACATTGACTAGCGCTTAGGAACGAATGTTTTCCTTCGTAGTCGTAATGCCTGTTCCATTTCATGCAAAACTTCCTCCTTGTTTTCAGGATATATAGTCCTAGCCCAACCACCGTTGTCGTTATACTTCTTCAAGTAATATGGTTGGTTCGGACGATATGGTGCCTTAGCACTCTTCTTGCATTCAAGATGAAATGACCAAGGACCTACATCCACAGACAAATCAGGAATCCCTTGAATATGCTTAGCATCGTTCTTTTTGACGATAGCATCAGGAATCAAAGCCTCAATATCTTTAATCAAGACTCGCTGAAAATCTCTTTCCAATTTGCCCATTGTTGCTGCACCCAATTCCTCTCGTTGAATTTTTCTTTGGTTTTAATCGCTTTATAGACGGCGTCGTCTATACATTCCGAACTCTTTAAATAGATATAATGCATTGTATCAAATGGCGTATTAATACGATTTATGCGTCCTTCACTCTGCTCCATAATACGATATGAATAGTTGAGTGAGTAAAATAGAATTGTATCAGTTGTAATACAGTTCCAGGCTTCTGATCCGGCAATATACTGAACTAAATAAATCCAGCCATCGCCATCGTCCGGAATACTCTCATGTCGAGAACCATTCCATTGTCTATATCTAAGTCCGAGTTCTTCACAAATGTCAATTAGAATCTCCAACTCATAAATGTAATTGTAGAACACAATCAATTTATCTTTGGTCATGATATGTCGTTTTGCATTCTCCCTTCTACGATCACTAGAACAAACAATTTTTCTAAGCACTTGCGTGAACTCAGATGCATTCATTATAGGTTCGTTAGTGAAAGGATTAAACCTGGATTTAACAGTTTCGTCATACAACTTTCTGTCGAAGTCACAGGTTACAAATACACGATCTATCTTAGTCTTACGGAAGTCCGCCATAGACACAATAATAGCTCGCCTATATCTTTCTAATCGATCTACCTTGTGGTATCTCTTAATTTGAGGGAATGACGTATATGGTTTGTACTCAACATGCTCATCAATAAAATGAGACTTATTGCGATAGAATCCATTGGCTATGAATAATACCATAAAGTCAATCCAAGTATCACCTGGTGTAGCAGATAACATAATCCATTTATTACGTCTGCTAATATCAATCAAGCTGCGTCCCCATGTTCCATAACCAACAGCACGTTGTTCGTCAAAAATAAAGAAAGCATCTTTGACATCTTTGTACTTTTTGATATTGTTCCATGAATCTACAACTCCATTTATACCAAGCAACTCAAAATCACGTTGCCATTCTTTATCATCTCGCTTCTTTGCGACGGTGATAATATAAAGCGGTTTGTCCGAATGATTACGGATGTAGTAGAATAGGCCCGTTAAAGATTTACCCGAGCCTACTTTACCACAAAGCACACAACCATCTCTAAGATGATCTAATGCTTGTTCCTGATAATCATATAGTTGGACCATTAAAATCCGTATTTACGAGCCAATGGTGTTGATTGTACGTGGATATATGCTTTAGATAAGTCAAGACGTGCGTAAGTTCCACGTTCGTGTTTCTCACGACGACGAATAACCATGTCACAAGCACGGATTTCCATTTCGTCAATCATACCATACATATCCGGAGTTAGGAATGTGATGTTGTCAGTTGGTACTTCTTCATCAACATCCAATTCGCCATCATCATTGATAAGCGCAATAACCGGAGTACTGTACTCAGTATATACTTTGACCTTGATGAAATACGTTGGTTGTACAACATCTGGGTCGAGGTCTGGGTTCTTAGCTGCAGGATCGTGAAGTTTTACATTGATTCCATAATCTTGAAGAACTGGAACATCTTCTGGATCAATCACAATTTGGAAATTCCGGTCGCCGAGTGCGTTGAACTCGGTCTTACGACCTTCGAAGTTCGGTCTAAACATAAACCGAACATTCTCCAATTGCAACTGTTTATTACTAATAGCTAATACTTTTGTCATTTTATAAAATTCCTTTCGATTTGTTTTGACATAAAAATAGCAAGAAAAAAGTAAAAGATCCTAAAATCTTTTATCCCTTCCTATTATGTGCCAAGTAATTTCTGCGAAATCCGCAAGCAACAAAATTAGGCTACCGCCGAAGTTTCTTCTGAAACCTCAGGCGATAAACCTAGAACAACTCGATAATCGGTTGGCATGTCATCAACAATTTCATTGATGTCTCCAACTTTCATAATCTTCTTCAAACCTTCGAGAGCGACTCTGTCATAATATGCAAAGTCAACATCATCGTCTTTAAATTCCGCAGATTGCTTGAACTTAAATCCTTTCGTGCCAGTTACTGACTTGAATGTTTCATTATCTTCAGTCCACAATGCTTCTTCTCCAGTGAGAGATGCATAAATAGATCCTACTTTACCAACGAACTCTTTACCAAGATAAATATGGCCCTTCGATTGTTTGGTTAGGAAGAAATCTTTTTCCTCAATACGTTCTTTAGTCCATACTCGTTTCAACAAATATGGGTTCAAGAACTCAGCTCCAGTCGGAGACCAGCTATCATCTTCAAGCTGAGCTATATAAACAGCATTGTTAATCAACGCCATACGTTTATAAGTGTGCTCATGCTCAAATTTATAATTGTATTGAGGAAGTGCTCCAAATTTATGAACGAAGTCAATAATGTAATCGTCCACATTTGGAATCTTAATCGAGTCCGTCTTAATATGAGCAACCTCATATCCTTCGTCCTCAACCGCAAAGCGTAAGTCAACCATAAATAAAGCTCCACGTTTAGCAACAATGTTGTCAACGTTTGATGGGTGTTTAAATTTATTATCAAACTTAGCCGATGTCATACCATATACCGAGTTGATTACAATCTTCAATGCGGTTACCAAAGGTTTGATATATTCCGGATTATCCAAGAACGGAGCCAGGATACCATCAAACATTTGTTTAACTTCATCGATCTTGTTATGCTTAAGCAATACACGAACTTTAAGCAAGTCAGCATACCTCTGAGTATATGGTCCAAAGTAATTCATATTCACGAGACTGTTCGGATGCATAGACTCAACGTCAAGCAATCCAACGTTCTTGTAAATACCTGGTTTAGCATATACATAACCACCCTCACCGGTCTCAATACCACGATATGTGGATTTGCCGAACTCGTAGACATAGCCAGGGAATGTCTTAGACAGATCAACATAATTGAATTTGTCTTGTGGTCGTGGGTCATTACCAAAGATAAATAATGCAGTCAACTGGTTGTTAGTCGCATTCATGGATCCACGGGAAATAGTTGCTAGGATTTCACGAGCAACGTAGTCTGCATAAACAGCATCAAACAATTTCTCAGTAGCATCAACGTCATTGACACAGTAGTCAACCACAACTGGTACTAAATGATCTGGAACTGGTTGATCCCAAGGGATTTCCATTTCAACGTGTTTGATACCGAGTTCAACTTCCCATTTCTTAAGCGACTGTTTCTTCTGACTGTACTCATAAATATCAGCATAGCTAATTTCATAAGCAGCTGCATACATTCCAGTCTTGGCATTCTTCTCGTTGATAATACGATGTGACTGTTGGAACAAATCCATTTCACTACCACCGAGAAGTCTCGCATAAAGAATATGATTATCGTATCGTCGATTGTTAAATCCTACGAGAGGGAACGAAAGCAAATATTCAATCTGCTCTGGAGTAGGATTAATCCACTTAACGAATTCATCGTCTCCGTATTTCTTCCAGACTACGACAAACAGATTTGGATACACCTCAATATCAAAGAACACTAATTCTTCTTTTGGATATATCTTTGTGAACCCTGTCAGCCTGTCCTGGATTTTATCTTCGTTCTCATCTCGAAGTGTCGACCAAGGAATCTTCTGAACAACCTTCAAACAGTACTCACGATTATTTGTCGATTTCAGTGCTCGCATCATACAAGCATGTCGTAAATCATTCAAGTCATATTCCAGACCTTGATCGTGAGCCTTCTGAATTTCATGAGCAATCCAATCGATAGTCGGTTTAGTATTTGGATGTGATGGTTCCTTACCTTCAATCATACCCAACTGTCGTTTTACAAAATTACGTAATACCTGTTCGGTATACACAATATCTTCTATCTCGCTATACACCACAGTCTCCTTCTCTCTTAGTGGGAGACCTGAGGATATATGCGCGATTTCATACTCATTGGCTTTCATATTGATACGTCGCAGAGAAGACTTTCCACGATATACCTTGATCTCCACATCCTCTTCGACCAAATTAGATAACTCATTCACATTACCGTCATAAATATAATGTAAGTGAATGCCATGGCCAGATTTGGATAGTTCGGCATACGTCGGAGGGAACTGTCGGGCTGCTTCCTTGTTCGGTTCCAGATCCTTCTTGCCGGTTTCTGGGTTCTTTTTATCTAAGTCAATAATAACATGACTCAGCGGAACTTTAACCCAGTGAAGTTGTTCCGTGTCGATATCGGCTAGCACTGTCTTAACATCATCCCACTTCGCTAAAGGATTGCCTTTCGAATTTGCAGGTTGTGCTGGGAATGCTGCTGCGATACCGTTGAAATATGACGGGTTGTCAAGAAATGTGAGCCAATCTTCTTTTGCTTCTTCGGAATGTACGAATCGACAGTCGGTCTTATCTCCGAGCCCTTCTGGATATACGACTTCCCATTTGAATCCTCTATATAAATTCTTGTAACGAATATTATCAATCCGAATCTCTGTATGGAACTCGTCGAAATATCGCATGAGCTCTTTCTTGATCTTGGCTTTATATCCTTCTGTCTTGAATCCGAGATCTTCCAGATATTCTTTATACATCTCAGCAACACGCTTGAGTGTGATATCCTTACCAATCTCCATAGCATTACTTCGAACAAAGTCGAATATGATGTCAGTATTAACCGCCATCTCAATATCGAAGTAGTCGTCGTAGAAAGAATAACCAAGTTCTTGGAAAGTATCCATTGCCATCGAAGCAATATACGGAACCTCATACTTAACCCTATCAAACAATGCATCGTACTCTTCGTGAGTGAATTTACGACCACTAGGATTTACTACAACAGCCCGTCGAGTAATACCCGAGTCAATATTCCTGACCCTATATCGTTGGTTTGACGCAGTTACCAATAATCCACTGAATGTTACATCATACGGTTCTTTATATTTCTTGTTGACAGATATGGTTTCATGAGATGTCAGCTTCAACAATGGAGTATCATTGCTAATCCTAGAAATATCCGTATCGTCGTCAATCAATAAAGGAACTTCTCTGATCTGTCCTGTTGCGAATGGACCGCCACTCGTTAACTCCCTCAAGTCGATAGGAGCATGGTATCCATCGAATATCATCTTGAATACTTTGAGTACTGTGCCTTTACCAGATCCTTTTGGTCCATACAAATACATGAACTTCTCGATCCCATCCATTTTGTTCATAAGCAAAGCACCCATAAACCATAGAATCTTTTCAGCTTCATTTGGATCATACAACGTATATAACAATTCTTTGAACGCCGGGCAGTCACCACTCACTGGTGTGTATGGTAATTTAACAGTTGCATAATCTTCTCGCCTAATCTTATGATCAGCAAACAATATGCGTCTGTTGAAGTTGGTCTCAGGTTGCCAAAGGACTTTAATATAGTCAACAAACAATTTATACTTGCCCGCTGACGCTTTACGAATTTCCTTAACCTGAATCCTAGCTGTTGGATGTTCGGCTTTTATTTCATGATACTTTCTCCACAAGATCGAGTCGATACAATCAAATAAATAGTTCTGGTCCATTATCCATTCGTTTCCATCCCAGAAAGCAAAGAATGATGAACCTTTGATAACGAGGTCTTTAATATCACCAAACAAGAAGTCTGGAGATATGACATAATCATAAACTCTGTTGTTACTGAAGTTTTGCTCGACAGTGACGTCTAAAAAATCAAACTTCACCGAAACCCTCCTTTTCTATCGTATTTTGTGAGTTGCGGTCAATTCAACCGAATCAGACCAAATTTAGCCATAATTAACCAATAGTCCCCATTCTCCCCTCTTCTCCTATTGTTTATATATATTATAAGCTTTTAACTCTTGATGTAAACAATGTAAAAACAGGGTCGATTGGGGGGATTAGGGACTCACAACCCCTAAAGTACCCTCAAAATCGCCGAAATATGCCCAAAAACCACCCAAAATAAGGCATTTTCAAGCTATTTCGGCTCCGCCCCCCCCCCCCCACCCACTCCTACTGAATATATTGTTGTTGTTTTTGTCGTGTGTTCGTA